TCACATATCCTGCAAAGTACTGAGATTGAGAACATCAGCGTAATGGTTTTTTATCTTCAAGTCGGCATTTTTCTGCATCTTTTGTGTTACATGCGTATAAATATTTAAAGTTGTTTTTTCATTTTCGTGACCTACTCTTTGCATGATTGTATTTAAGTCGACTTCTGCTTCAGCGAGCATACTGACGAAGGTATGTCTAAAGATGTGTGGAGTGGCATGTTTAGTGATTGAAGTGTCTTTAATAATTCTTTGCATCCTAATGCGAATGTGTTGCGCATTAAAAGGATATCCATCGTTATTACGAAAAACAAATTTCTTGTCATGGTAATCTTTGAAATAATCTCGCTGCGATTTCATTTGAGTAGCTTGCCGCTCTTTATGTTCCATCAGCATGATCATTACATTTTCATCGATGGGTACCAGTCGAATAGATCCTGTGGTCTTAGGTGTCTCCAGTTGATAATTACGCATGTTATCGCTATCCATTGTTTTTGTGATTCTTATTTGATTAGAAACAAAATCAATATCGGTCCACTTCAATGCACACAGTTCACCTGATCGAACCCCCGAGAAAGCAAGCAGGTAAAATATTTCTTTATCCTGCAGCTCACCATGTTCATTAATCGTCGAGAAAAAATCTAGCAGCTCAGATCTATTCAAATACTTGTCTTCAATGAGTTGGTCCTTGTTCTCGATCTCTTCAACGGTTGTGACCTTTTGCGGTATGACTGCATCAATGGTGGGGTTATCAATTCTTATTTTATGTTTTATCGCATACTTGAAAATCATGTTTGCTGTATTATTTATTCCTAGCATAGTGTTATGAGCATATTCCTGGTCATCAAGATCATTTAAAAAGTTCTGATAATCTCGATGAGTAATTTTGCTGATAGGTTTCTTTTTGAAGTAATTATTTAAGTTATTTATCTGAACTCCTCGTTGTACAACACTTCTACGTTTAACTTTTCCTTTTGAATAGGTTTTGAGCCATTCCTCAGCGACATCAATGATTGTTATCTTTTTAGTTTTCTTTGAATCTATTCCTAGTTTGCGCTCATTATAGACAGCCTGGGCACGTGCCAAAGCCTCTTTTTGTGTATCAGCTCTTCTAGGGATCTGATTTCTTTTTCCAGTGGTAGGATCCGGAGGGCCTTCTATTGTACAAATCCACTTATACCCCTGCTTGTTGTTAGCGGGGATTTTAGTGTAGCTAGCCATAAGATATTTCTCCTTCCGTTAAAAATTAAGAGCATCCTCTATCGTATCTACCGATAAGAAGAGTTGGTCTATAGATTTGCCATGTCTCCATGCGATTTTAGATAGATTAATAGATACAAAGCCAGGCTTATCATGAATAACTTGGATATCTTCAGAGAGTACAGATGCAGCAGATCCAGGTAAGTATGGTGGAATATCACACTGCCTATAGTTCTTATCAATCTGAATAGGCAACTGACTGTCCCAATTGAACCCTGCTGGCTGCTCTACGACCAAAGTATGTGGACGTGACCAATCGCCATCATAGTCATAATAGGCACGAATTCGAACCCCTAGCGAGCTATCGTTATTTAGGTCCTCATCAAAAGTTAAAGAAGATCCATTAAATGTAGAGTTGTTTTCCAACATTAATTTCGATTGATAATTATCATGTTCAATCTGTTCGATTCGCCTTTCTGCAAGTTCCAACGGTACCCGGAATTCATGTGCGACAAAAGCTATAGCATCACTTTTACGAGTAGGTAAGGTCAATCTATTGAGCATCGAGAATGGAATAGCTGCATAAAGCACGAATCTTTCAGCTTCTTTTTCTTGGGCATCGGTAAATTGTTTTGGCATCAAGGTTTGGTTTCCTGCGTGACGTAGCAGGTGGCAGAGCTCGTGTAAAAATTCGAGCCACTGTTTAACAAGGTTATTACGATCGTCTATAAACATCGTGGACAATCCTTTTGCGGAATCTATAGCTCTGCTTGGAATACTCGCATAATGAATCCAAATATTCAGGAGCTGTGATAGCTCATCAATTTCTAACTGATGTGTTTCGGTAATCCCTATTTCTTGGTATAAGTCATTTACAAATTGCTCGGTTTTAGTTATTTGATGACAGCATGACAAGTTAAAAACCTCCATAGTGGGAATGTACGTTCTGTTATGTAGTAAAAAGAAAAGCCATTGCTGGCTTGAATGATTTTGAAGACGGCTATTTATTTTTTAATTTGTCGACATCCATTTCTAGAGCGACAATGCGATGACTTAAGAAACGCACATCACCATGAATATCAACTAAGTCTTCATTAATCTTTTCCTCGATGCGAACGGTATTTCCTTGAATCTTATTCACATCCATGCTCAAGGCTTCTAGTTTTGCGTCTGTTTCTTCCTGGCGATCACGGATCGCACTGGTGATCTGATGGAGTTCGGATTGACCAGACTCAAGACTGCCTATTCTCGTGTTCATTGTTTTCATTTCTTCCTGTATAGGCTTCAAAGCTTCAGTAATGACTGATTGAAGTATATCTTTTAATTCTCTATTATCCATAAAGTATCAACTCCTTATTTATTTTTTGAGAGACTCCGTATCGGCTTCAAATATTCAATATTATTTTGTTCAAATTTGTGCAGCTTTTTTAAAGCTTGGAGGAACCTTCGTAACCTTTTCTCTATTTAAATTAATCTTTATTTACTGAGCTTCGGTAGCGCTGAACATTGTCATTCCATCTTTAATGGCCAATTTGTACTTTATGCCATTGCGTACCGTAGCTTGTCTAAAATTATTCATATCAGTAGATGATTCGAACAAGCCTAAATCTTTCAAAGTATCTTGTATATCATCAGATGAATATCCATAATTTGTTGCCATAATAATAAGTCCCACTGATGCTAATATATTCTCGCCCGTTTCATTGGTTAGATCGCCATCCCCTAAGGTTGACACTTCTTTGATTGTCCCGTCTTTATTTGTTGTTCCAATTATGTGAAGGTTATCTGAAAATGAATATTTAAAAGAGTCAAGATTATCACCTATTGTTAATGAAAAGTTGTTTATTATTTGATCGTTTAAGTTGTAAGTGGTAGCCAATTCATTATAAATCTGCTTGAAATCCTCAGGAGTAATGCCATTAAACCCAGAAGTTGTTGGAGAGCTTTCTTCAAGTGCACTAGAATTGTTTTTGGATGTAGAACCAGCTTCATTATTAGCATTCTGCTCTAAAGGCTGCGTAGAAGAATTTGCACTATCATCAGCCAAATTGGAACTATTGTTGCATCCGGTTAAAACTAATACCACTAATACTATAAGTAGAGTTTTTTTCATTAAACTTACAGTCCTTTGTCGTTATCCCCATCGGCTGAGGTATTTGCTATTACATGCTAAGTAAATTACTCTCCTTGACGATCCCCAGGTTTACGTCCTTTTTCTTTCTCTTGCAGTATCTTAAAAATCTGTCGCATTTCTTCACGGCGTTCTTCGGGTGCACTTAGATAGTCCTTAAAAAAGATACCGTGTTGAGGATTGTTTATGAAGGCTTCGAATTCAGCCTGTTCTTCTGCATCTATTCCATCAACTTGAGGACGCGGATTACCTGTTCGACCCATAAGGAAATCAGCCGAAACTTCAAATTGATCTGCAATTTTGTTGAGTGTGTCCATGGGAGGTAACTTTGTCCCGTTTTCATAGGCAGTATATGTAGACCTAGCAACCCCTATTAGATCCGCAATGTATTCTTGAGTCCACTTTGAATCACGTCGCTTTAGGTTCTCTCTTTCGGCCTTTAGCCTTTTCGCAAAAATATCCATAACTTTAACACCAACTTTTATAGGATTACCTAATTATAATGTTCCTTAAAGAAACTTTAAAGTGATGTTCCTAAAAGAGACAAAACCTATTGACATGTTCCTTAAAGTAACATATTATAGATTTATAAAGTTACTTAAAGGAACATTAGGGGGTGGACAGATTGAGAACTTGGCTTAAAGAGACTCGTGAGAAAAAAGAAAAGACGCATGAACAAGTTGCAGATGAAGCAGTTATCTCACGTAGCTATTACACAAATATTGAAAATGGCGCTAAGACACCTTCTGTAAAAGCAGCTAAATCAATTGCCGCAGTATTGGGTGTTCCTTGGGAATATTTTTTTAAAGATGAATGTTCCTTTAAAGAACAATCAACAGCAACCGAGCGGAAGGAGGTGAGCTAATGCGTGTTTCAGCAAAGAAAGCAAAATCTAGAAAAAAATCAAAATCTCCAAGTCAAGAATGGAGCAACATTAAAGGTGTAAAATGTGACCGATTGATCATTGAACGCAAGAAAAGAGGACTCACTCAAGGACAATTAGCATCGCTAATGGGTGTTGCAACTGCGACTATCTCACATTTGGAGAATGGGCGTTCAAAACCCGGAATCGATCTAGCATTACAACTTCAAGATTTTTATGAGTTATCATATGAAATTTTATTTCCAGACATTTAATAAAAAATACTTGACAAGGGGTATTCAGTTTATTTCCAGTTCGTATGTGAAAAACGATTATAAATGAATGTGTACGAATTGTATTAAACATTTTATAACAATCAATAGTTCGCTTGTGTTCGTGCTGAGCCGTTCTGTTTTAGAAATTGGAAAAAACACGAATCTTTATAATTGAAAGTATCCAAAACGGAAATGTTTAGTTTTAAAATCCACAACAACTGAGCGTAAGGAGGTGATCTAAATGAAAAAACATATTTGTTCACGCTGCAAAAATAGCGAGATATTTGAGGGAGATAGCTTCTGCAAAATCTGCGGTTTGAATTTGAAAGATGAAGACCCCGATGAAAATTTGAAATCATTCAGTATGGACCCTGGCATTTCGATGTTCAAAGTGGATATGGATTTCAGTAAATTGCAAGAAGCTATTAATACGGCAGTAGACCAAGCATTAGAACGCCATATTTTTAAATTAAGTCTGCCACCATTACTAACCAAGAATCAGTTGATGGATATGTTAGACATTAAAAATACAAAAGCTTCCGAGTTATTGAATCGTGAAGACTTTCCAGTAATTCGTGAGTTTGGTAATCCGAGAGTACCAACGCAATCTTTACTTGCGTGGATCGATGAACATACAGAGTGGGTTAGGCAGAATGCTGGTGAAGCATGGGTAAGGAACAGAAAGGGTGGCGTTGCATAGAAGAAAGCCGCCGGAGCTGTACTGGCTGCCAGCGGCTAAGGGGATGACGATGAGGGGGGAAGGGAATTACTCATAACTAAATTTTATCCCGAACGAACGCCACAAAACAACTATAGTAGCGAGCCATATTGTCCAATTCGAAGTCTTAAATGGAGCGATATTGTCCAGTTTATCGGATGCTATCGAACAGAGGGAGGTGAGATAATTTGTCTATAGGAGATGTATTTCATGAGTTTCGTAAGCAGCAAGGTTTGACGCAAGAAGAATTCGCTGAGCAAACATTTCTAGATCGCTCTTCCGTCGCCAAAATCGAGAATGGAAAGCGTCCAGCACCGAAGGATTTCATGTTACGGACGGCCACCACTTTTGATGAACCGCGCCTTTACTTGGCAGCACAAGAGGAGGTCACCGACGGTGCCTGCGTTCCATGGTTGGACAACTCAGACTTACATAGAGCTGCTACACATTATAAATCGATGGAAGAAGCAGAAGAGGCACTGGCCGCAATGAAGACTGCACCCATCATGAAACGGCCTGATCAATTGACTGCGGCGGATCGTGAAGCGATCAAGGTCACAATTTTTGAATGTGTTGAGGCAATAACAGCCCTCACTCATCATGTTGCAGTACTTTGTAAGGAATACACATTCAGTTGGTTGGGGATTTGGAAGGAACATCGTGCCGAATTAAAAGCCAAAAAATATATGAAATGAGGGAATCGATGTGGATAGAACTCAATTGGTTGAAGAAGCAAAGCAGGCTGGAAGAAACGCAAACTATAACCTGGAGGTAATCCGGAAGAATCCAACAAAGATGTTGCCAGATAAAGTGGAGAATGCAGAAGCGTACTTGAACATGATGATTAGATTTGCAGAGGCAGAAATAGAAAATGCCCGCCGGCTAGGGCGGACACAATTGAGAACCCGATTAAAGAATCTCGTTACGTCTATTTTAACCCCTGAGAGTCATAAGGGCAAGGGGGAAACGGCATGATGGATCGTCGTTGGGCTTCAATGCTTCATTTATTCAAGAACAATGGTAGATTATCACCTTTGTTAACCACGAGGTACGTTGACATAGATAAACGTATTGTACACATTCGTAAGTTGCGAGAGGTATCAAAGCCGTGGTCTCAATCGGAAAAATTCATGCTCAATCTTGCGCTTCATCTTTTCAATGAAAGCAACAAACTAGCAAATCTATCTGATATGGACTATTTGGACTCTTACAACTTAAATCTTGCGATAGAAGCGATTCGAATTCGTTTCAAATAAAAACTATTAAAAGGAGCTAATTTATATGAAATCAACTGGAATTGTTAGAAGAGTGGACGAGCTAGGACGAGTGGTTTTACCGATAGAATTACGACGGACGATGGGCATTGGTGAAAAAGATGCTTTGGAAATTTACGTGGATAAGGAACGAATCATTTTGAAGAAATACGAACCTGCTTGTATCTTTTGTGAAAATGCGGAGGATACGGTGAACTTCAAAGGAAAGATCGTTTGTAAATCTTGTTTGGAAGAAGCTCCATCTGTTTGATCTCAGCTGGTGAGGGTCCACTATGGTGGACCTTCGGAGGTGCGATTAAGCATCCAAGGTGGTGGCGGAATATAGACGCTATTAGGTAAGGAGCGGCCTGCAACAGAAACTAGGCAAAGTATCCGCACTAGATATACAGAAACTGGCTACCTAAAACGCTCCATGCAAGGGTGAGAGTCCCTTGCCTACTTTGATTCAATTAGAAAGGAGAATAGCCATGCAAGTTATTCAAAAGTTAACAGTGGTTAGCAATCCGACACGAGTGTTTGAAGTCGGGACTGAAATCGATGGGCAAGAAATTATTGAGATCCAAGATGATGGCGTTAGATTGGACAACAGCGTTCATTCCGAGTACCTGATTCTAGGGGATGACAATCAACTGATCGCAAGTATAGAAAATGCTCCGGTGATCCTGGATTACAAGCAGATCGCAGTACATGACGATGAGGTGGTGCAAACGAATGGGTGAGGTTACAGAAATGATTTTGAACGGCCTGCTGTGCGATGTGTGCGGTTCTTATATGGATGACATGGAAGAACCCGGATATCCGAGAAGTTGCGAGGATTGTGAAAACGAAAAATGACCCTTACCAGAGGGTCATCGGCATTAAAAATTCACTTGCCCCCATATTAGCAGATTGGGGGCGTACTACACAAGAGGGAGTGATTGGTTTGGGAATTGCAGCATCTTTTAATTCCAACGGTGAGTCAATTGACGTAGGGATCACACCTAAAAATAACTATTCACCTGCAGTTGTATCCTTTAGGACGTTTACTGATTGTATTAATCTCCATCTAACGGATGAACAGATTGCGGAAGCAGCTTATGTATTTAATCAATACTTAGATGGCATTCGTTACCCGGAAACACCAGATCAACAGCAGATATTGAATGCTGAGATAAATCAATCTATAGAGGAGGCAATCGCATGAATAAGCAAGAGATTGTGAACAGACTGTTGTCGCTGCCTGCGGAGATCGCAACAGCTGAGGAAGTAGTGTTACAGGCAAATGCAACTTTGGTATCAGCAAAGGAGTTGCTTCAGCAAAAAGAGGATGACTTATTACTTGGCAATATGATTGATGGTAAGAACGCAGAGATCAGGTCGGCTCAGATGCGCTTGAATACTTTGAATGAGCGTGAGGGTTTAACAGATGCTGAAATGGAGTTGAAGAACGCAGTAACTCGCCTTGGAAGGTCCAGAGATGAATTCCGAGCACTGCAAGCTGTAACTTCTTTGCTTAAGGAGGACGTCGCATGAAAAAAATTATATTGGAACGTTTGACGTATCGTAATTTTAAGGGATTTAGAGATTATATCTTTGATACCAAAGGCTTCAATACAGATGCATTTGGTGATAACGGCACTGGTAAGACAACCTTGTTCGATGGCTTCATATGGTTATTGTTCGGTAAGGACAGTAGTAATAAATCTGATTTTGAGATTAAGGAATTAGATGCTGCTGGTAAGGTAAGGCAGCACAAGTTGGAACATGAGGTAGAAGGTGACTTATTGATCAATGGTCGTCGAAAAACCTTTCGTAGAGTATTTAGTGAACAATGGACAAAGAAGCGTGGAGCACTAACCTCAGAATTCACAGGACATACAACGAGCTATCACATCGATGGGGTGCCTTACAATGCAGGTGAGTATAAGGCGGAAGTTGATTCGATCATCAAAGAGGATTTGTTCAAGCTTCTCACTAGTCCTACATTTTTCAACGAGCAATTGAAAAAGGAAGAGCGTCGCAAGGAATTACTGAAAATTTGTGGAGATATCTCTGATGCAGAGGTTATTCATTCGAACAATGCCCTAGAACGTCTCCCATCTATTTTGGATGATCGAGACGTTGAAGCACATCGCAAGGTTGTGACAGCTCGGTGTAAAGCAATCAACGACGAGATTAAGGATATTCCAATCCGGATTAGTGAAGCTCAACGGAGTCAGCCTGACGTTACTGATCTGGACCAGGAACTATTGCAGGAAGATATAGATCATATACGTACTCAGATTAAAAGCAAGGAATCGGAGATCTTACGAATTCAGAATGGTGGAGAGTCAGCTGTTAAAGAAAAACGACTGCGTGAAATCGAGGGTGAGTTGATCTCCATTAAGAATTCCCTGCAGTCGACAGTCCTGGATAAGGTATCTGTAAAGCGTAAGGAAGTTGGCCAATTACAATCTGAAGTCGATAGATTACGTCGGGAGATAGACGATAAGCAACATCGTATTAAGACAAACAAAAGAACGATTGATTCTAATAAGCTGGAATCAGAACGGTTAAGAGCCGAGTGGACAGAAATAAACGGAAGAGTATTTGAGGGACATGATCACGATGAGAATTGTCCGACGTGTAGACAAGCTTTACCCCAAGAACAAATTCAAGATGCTTTCCAAAAGGCAGTCGCTTCTTTCAATAAAACTAAATCTGAAAGACTTGAACAAATCAATGCTAAGGGTAAGGCTGCCACTGAGGAGACTAATCAACTTGAACAGATGAATAGCCGGTTGCTAGCTGAAATAAATGGTTTGGCTGATATGTTAGCTATTCAACAAACGGATCTGACTACAGCCGAAGCTCAACTTACAGAACTACGGTCTGGAATTCAGGACCCTGGAGCTGATCCAGAGTATCAAAGGTTAACTGAAGAGTCAGCAAGGATTAAGCAGGAGATTGTTTCTCTACAGGACTCTGCAAAAGAAACAATCTGTAAGGTACAGACTGGAATTTCATCTCTCAATACTGACCTTCTCAAACTCCAAGAGGAGAATGCTAAATTTGCGCAGATTAGTAAGACTGAAGAACGGATTGCCGTATTGGAGCAACAAGAGAAGAAATTGGCTATTGAATACGAGCGACTGCAAGAAGAGTTGTTCTTAACAGAAGAGTTTACTCGAACTAAAGTATCTCTGCTAGATTCTAAAATTAACTCGAAATTCAAATATGCACGGTTCCGATTGTTCGAAGAACAGATCAATGGAGGGCTGAAAGAAGTCTGTGACACGCTATTTAATGGCGTTCCTTACGGTAGTGGGCTAAACAACGCAGCTGAGTACAACGTTGGTCTGGACATTATAAATACGCTAAGTGAGTACTACGAAGTATCAGTCCCAATCTTCTTCGATAACGCTGAGTCGGTGACGAAGCTGATCGACACAGATGCTCAAGTAATTCGGTTGGTAGTATCTGAGAAAGACAAGGTACTTCGGGTTAAACCAAGCAATGAAGAGCAGGCCTTCAATAATGAACTTGGTGCCATTGTACGTACTTTAAAAAATGCCAAGGAGGCGATCTAATTGACTACCGAGAACGAACAAGCAGTTGCAAAAAAAGAACCAACACAATCTGAACGCTTCATGACTAAAGTTATTTCGGAATTTGGATCCAACGTAGGTGAGGTTGCATTAACTAACTTTCAACAGCGTCTTGCGCAGAACTATTTCATTGCTCTTGACTCAGTCTTGAAGACGACCGAAGAGAAGCGTTTAAAGAAAGCTGAGAAGTACCGTGATGCAGTGCCTGTTACCTGGGCTAATGTGAATATGGACAAGCTTGCCCGTGATGTGGTGGCTATGGCAAGAGTAGGATTTGACCCTTCACAACCTAATCACATCAACCTTATTCCCTTTAAGAATAACAACACCAACAAATATGATATAGCCTTCATTGAAGGCTATCGTGGCATTGAACTTAAGTCAACTAAGTATGGTATGGATGTACCTGACCACGTTGCAGTGGAATTGGTCTACTCGTCCGATAAATTCAATCCGATCAAGAAGGACATGAACAATAAATACGAAGGTTATGAATTTGAAATTGTGAATGCCTTTGATCGTGGAGAGATAGTAGGTGGGTTCTATTATCACCTTTACTCAAGTGCTCCTGAAAAGAATAAGCTCGTCATCATGACGATTAAGGATATTGAAAAGCGTAAACCTGACCATGCTAGCCCTGAGTTTTGGGGTGGCGAGAAAGACAAGTGGGAGAACGGTAAGAAGGTCGGTAAGGAACAGGTTGAAGGCTGGCGTGAAAAGATGTGTTTGAAAACAGTCTATCGAGCTGCTTACAACGATATCACGATTGACTCACAGAAGATCGATGACGATTACCTTCGCTTGAAACAAATGGAGAGTGATTTGTCCGAAGCTGAGGTTGCACAGGAGATTAGAGCCAATGCCAATGGAGATATCATCGACATTACTCCTGATCCAGTAACTAAGACTTCACAAGATCCTGATCCTGACCTACAGCAAGAGGGATCTAATCAGGATGAAATGGACTTCTCTGATGATGTACCACCTCTGAAAAAGACCGGTGAAGGTCCTGACTTCTGATGATAAACATTACTTGTCTCGGATCCAGCAGCGCTGGTAATGCCTATCGCATTAGCGATGGTCAAACTCACCTACTACTGGAAGCTGGGTTCACATTTAAATCACTCCAACGAGCGTTGGAGTTTCGCATGTCGGAGATCGCTGGTTGTCTGATTACACATGAGCATGGAGATCACAGCAAGGCTGCAAAGGATGTTATGAAGGCTGGTGTTAACATCTACACTAGCCAAGGCACGGCCGATGCATTGAAGCTTTCAGGGCATCGATTGAAGACTATTAAGGCGCACGAGCAATTCGTGATAGGCACATGGACTATTAAGGCGTTTGAGATTGAGCACGATGCAGAGGAGCCATTGGGGTTCGTCCTAGCTAATACAGTAGGCGATAAGCTGGTATTCCTTACAGACACTTATTACTGCAGGTATCGATTTGCTGGGCTAACTCACGTAATGGTCGAATGTAATTATTCCTTGGATATCGTTAACCGTAGGGTCACAGCAGGTGATCTGCATCCAGCACAAAAGAAACGTTTGCTTCGTTCTCACTTCGGTCTAGAGCATGTTAAGGGGTTCCTTCGCGCTAACGACATTAGCAAGGTTCAAGAGATATGGCTACTCCATCTATCAGACGGAAATTCAGACGCAGATAGATTCAAAAGTGAAATACAGGAGACAACAGGCAAGTTGGTCTATGTGGCTGATAGGTAGGTGATACACCTTGATAGAGGACAAGCCTCTGATGAAGAGCATGATGGGTGATCGAATTTGGCGGTTAATGCAGACGGATCCGGAAGAGTTTAAACGGGAGACTAGGGCGTACTTCGCCCTTGGATATCCTGGATGGTCAGTTGTAAGGGTCAAATATCCAATAGTGTTTTTACGAGACGATAGGGGGATAGGTCGATGAGTAATGTTGAGCAGCTTGATCTATTTACACTAACTGATCCAAGTCCTGTACTGAACGGCATGTATTACGAGCAAAGCACTAATAGATTTGTGTCTTACGTGCTTGGTCGTCGGTACTTCGAAGTTACTCCAAGTCGTTGCTTAGGTGATAAGGACTGGAAGGAAAGAACCATGAGGGAGCGTGCTATATGACTACGACTAAGCAAGAGGTTAGTAATGCAGTATTTGACCAGTTAGAAACATTACTTGATGCAGCCACTGAACAAGGTGATGAAGCTGTTGCTGAGCACTTTAAAGCTCTCGCATATGCTTTAGGGGCTCATGTAGCAGTTAAAGGTAAACCGGACCACATGCCTGATTTTATTAATGCAGTATTAGAAAAGTTTGGACAGGGTATTAAGGTAGGAATGCAGATTGCTCATGGTCTCAATGGCCGCTTAGATGTACAGGTTCATAGTGTACGAAGAGACTAACTAATAATCAAGATTATTGCAATATAGGCAGGGGATGAAGAGTATGCCCAAAGATAGTTACCCTTTTCCAATCTACTCCGGTTTATTAGAGCCAGAACACTACAACAAAATAAGCACAGCGATATGGCTATTCCTTTGGTGCATCAGCTCCGTAACCAAAGATAAGGAAGATGAGGAAGGGGTATCTTGGGGCATTGTCCTTGGGAATAAGCCTATCAAACTTGATGATCTATCAGAACAGTTCGGAGTGGCGAGGAAGACAATTTCAAGATGGATTGATACGCTCGAAGATCATGGTTATATACGAGTTACTAGAGCACCATATGGTCTCATTTTCACCGTTAGGAACTCTAAAAAATATCGAAATAAGATGGACAAAAATGTCCACTCTGAAGAAAGAGAAGAGACAGATATGTCCACTCTGGAGGGTAGAGAAGAGACAAAAATGTCTACTCTCTTGGACAAAAATGTCCACTCTAATAAAGATATTATAAAGATCTTGATTGATAGATTGATAGATGGATTAGATGACCATCGATTTACAAATGAGAGATGCGGGGTTCTAACAACCGTTTTGGCTTCCATGCCATTGAACGAAATACATCTCGATGAAAAATCCGTTTCCAAGCGGTTTAGTGAAATCGATCGTTATTACCTTAATCGGAAAGGCAAGCTTTCATCATCAACTGCTGATTATAAACCTATGATGCTACTTGCTAAGATAGCGATTCCGATAGAGTTCATTTTCTTTGGGATAGACCTTTCATTTGCAAGGCACGACAAACAGAAGCGGTGGGAGTCAGCCGAGATCAACCTTTTTTCTTATTGTCAGAAGGTAATCGACGGGATATGGAATCAATTACTGAATGATATTAAAATTGCAAATTCCGAATCTTCCGGTTCGGTAAAGAAATACCCCGAACGGAAACAAAGTAAGACAAAACAACAGCGTGATTTGGATGAACTTGAAAGAATGCGAGAGGAGATACGGCGTGAACAAATTGCAGGTCATTGACCTCTTAGAGTTACTTAGACGTGCTTATCCTAGCATTGACACTAGCAAAGAAAGTGTCGATCATCACCACAAATACCTAAATGATTTCCCATTTGACACTGCTCGAGCGAATGTTGAACAACATATCCTCACGGAAAAGTGGCCACCAAACATTGCGGAGATCCGCGGCAGACAGGGTGAACAACTGGAGCGAACTCGGATGCGTAAAGAAACACAAGCCTATTTTGCACAACTCGAATTGTGGAAGAAGACCGCTGTTCCACCACCAACAGGAATGAGGGAGGCATTATATGCAAAGCTTGGCAGAACTCGAGAAGATTGATCCACCGAATAGCCAAGACGCTGAAATATCTGTATTAGGCGCCGTCCTGATCGATGCAGCAGGGGAAGCCATGGAAGAAGCATCCTTGTTGCAACCTAAGTCATTTTTTAATGTAGCCCATCGGAACATCTTTGAATCCATGATCGAGCTATCTGAAGCAGGTGAGTCAATAGATATCGTCACTTTATCATCACACCTGAACGATCGAGGGAAGTTGGACACAGTTGGTGGGGTGAGTTATTTATCCCGTATGGCTCATTCTGTTCCTACCGCCGCAAACATTGAGCAGTACATATCGATCCTGCAGGATAAATACATGTTGCGCCAGCTGATCGAAGCGGCCAGGAAACAGTTCATCGATGCGGTTGAGAGCGGTGATGCACAGCAAGTGATCGCCAACATGCAAGTGGCAGCGGCTAAGTTATCCGACCAGGCAGCTCCTACACAAGAATTCAAGCCGATACGCCAAGTGATGATGAACTCCTATGACGGGATAGAGCAACGGTTTGCCAATAAGGACAACGGGAGTGTCACAGGCATACCTAGTGGATTTAGTGATTTGGATGCTATGACAGCTGGGTTCCAAAAAAACGATCTAATTATCGTCGCTGCTCGTCCTTCGGTGGGTAAGACGGCATTCGCTTTAAATATTGCACAGAACGTTGCAGTTAAAACGAACGAGACCGTGGCAGTTTTTAGTTTGGAAATGTCAGCTCCACAACTGGGAGATCGTATGATTAGTGCAGAGGGTAACCTGGACGCTAGCAAGATCAAGACAGGGAAATTCGAGGACGGAGATTGGGAGCGGACAGCGAGTGCGGTTAGTGTGTTGGGTGAGACAAACATTTTTATCGATGACTCTCCAACGATTACGGTCCACGAAATTCGTAACAAATGTCGCCGACTTAAGAAAAAACATGGACTAGGACTTATTGTTATCGATTACCTGCAGCTGATTGCTGGATCTGGTAAACGTGGTGAGAACCGCCAGCAGGAAGTGTCTGAAATCTCTCGTACCCTCAAGCAGATTGCTCGTGAGCTGGAAGTTCCGGTGGTGGCTTTATCCCAACTAAGTCGGGGAGTAGAGCAACGACAGGACAAGCGCCCTATGATGTCTGACCTTCGGGAGTCAGGATCCATTGAGCAGGATGCGGATATTGTTGCCTTCTTGTACCGGGATGACTATTACAACCAGGACACAGAGAAAAAGAATATCATCGAAATTATTATCGCTAAGCAGCGTAATGGTCCAGTCGGAACAGTAGAGCTCGTATTCCTGAAGAACTTCAATAAATTTGTGAATTACGAACGAGCACATGACAGTCAGCCAAAACAACCTGAGGTGAAGGATACAAATAAACGCCGGTGGGCGAATTAGGGGGAACAAAGATGAAAAGCGGTAAGCGACCTACACGTAGGCAGAAGATAGACATAAAATTAGCCGGTTTAATTGTTGAAAACTGGTTGGTGGAACGAGACACTACGACAGAATTAGTAATTATTAACCGATTCTCAGGGAAGCCGAGAACGTTACGGAGGGGTGCATGATGGGGAAGATTTGGAGTTGTTGGTCTGTGTATGAGTATATGAAGATTTGCTTCATGAACAGCGGACAAGTGCCCACTCATGATGAGCTGGAAACTAAATTCAAGGGGATTGATGCTTCGGTGTTGCTCGAGGGAATTGCGGAATTTGAGTCTGTGATTTGTGATCGAAGTGGCGGTGTCCAAAATGTTGGTTGATCCATTCTTCCAAGAGATTCCGTGGGAATTGATATATGACGATGAGGGACGGCAGATCGGAGAGGTATATATGATCCACCCGTGGATGAAACCGGTTCGGAAAGAGGGGAAGCAATTACATGAAGACAATGGGAATAGATCACGGCACCAACTATGCAGGATGGGCCACGATGCAAAACGGAAAGCCTATTGATTTTGGATTAAGAGATTATTCAAAGATAGAGATGCCTAAAGTGTTAGATGCTATCTACCAGGATACATTTCGACTGATAGAACAGGAAGATCCGGATATGGTGGTGTTGGAACGTCCGGTTCACTTCAAAAATGCAAATAGTGTACTGGCACTTGTCGGAGCATATTCGATGGTCACGTTAGCTGCACTCCATCTTGGAAAGCCAGTAGAAGGAATACGACCGACAGAGCTTAAGATGCAGACGGGTAAGGGTAACGCAGATAAGGAAACCGTGGCATTAGAAATGCAGATGTTATTTGACATAGATTATGACGAAATTGCTGTGCCGGTGTTGTACAAGCTTAACCATCCGAAAGGCAAGTATAAAGCAGGCGATGTTAAAGAGCGTCGCTTTGATCCTTCGGACGCTATCGCACTTTGCTGGGCCTATCACCAAAAATTCATTAAGGGAGTGGCATAATCATGAGTTTTATAAATTTCAAAGGAACACTTAAAAAGATCAATCTAAAGTCGGCTGAAGAAACAGAAGTTACAATCAGCATCCCTGCATATGTGCTGGACGGTCAGTACAACACACTTCAAAGCATGTTGGAGCAGCAGGTTATTGGGGGTCTAGATTCCCAGGTCGTGACGTATAAAGTCATGAAAAATGCAATGACAGGTAAACCGATTACCAGGTATGCGATCAATAGTAGCGGTGTTGTCACAGTAGCCAAGCCCGAAGGCGAGCAACTTTCTCTTGATCTGGGACTTCCTGCCGAGAGAATTGAAACTAAGGAAGAAGCCGCTACCATTGATCTTAACATTATAAATGACTTTATCTTGAGTGGTATGGCTCCACATTATGATGATCTGAATCATGATTTCCTTGAGATCACAGAACGCCTTAACGAAGGCGACACTTACCTGAAGCTTGCTGGTGAAGAAGATATGGGTGTTGGTATCTTTGTAATGATGGTAGATGAGTACCGAAAGCGTGTGGCACCATTAGCTGCTAAATGGGATGAATGGCGTAAGGGTAAAGTTCAGGCGGAGCCTACGGCCAAGGATGACCATAACACTAAAGTAGAGAATGCCCCAGGTGTAGAAGACAAAAATGGCGCGGGTGATACGCCTGCAGAAGAAAATCCAGAAAATGCAGAGAGTGAAGTGAAAACCGAACCTGCTACTGAAGATGGTTCCGATATTCCTGATCAGACGCATGAGGGCGATGGTTCCTCTGGTAATAAGGAATTAGATTTCGAAGATCCAATAGGTCTGAATGGCGAGGATAAGTACAACGATGGTGCTCAAAGTAGCGGTAATGGCGAATCAAACGAACAAGATAGTTCAGGGGCGGATCCGGCAGTAGTAGTAATCGATAAAGATGAGCTGGAGCATTACATTCTAACCAATCGTCCTACATTCGAAGATATCCCGTTCGATTTCCCATCGCTTCTGAAACAACGTAAAGAGGATGGTAAGACGTGGATGGATATTTCGAGGGAAACAGGAGTGCCTAGTACTCAGATCAGTTCGAAGTATTCCGCTTATAAAAAGCGTGTAACACAAATGATGAAAGATGGTGGAGCAGCTTAGGCTTCTTCCTTACAATCTGGGTCACAGGGATCCGGAACGGGCAAGTTACGGCCTTGTGACCAAACATACATTCTATTTTGAGAGAGGACTGAAGATATAAATGCCACTGGAAGGTTTATGTGTCCGGACTAAGTGGGTCCGGTTTAACTAATGCGTAAAAGACACATAAAGTGCAACAAAGGAGAGATTACAATTGAAGCCATCTATGTATTGTTCGGAATGCCAAGAGTGGACAAAGGAGCGGTAGTGGACAGCCTTACAGTACGAATAAAGCGCAACAGCATTAAGGGGATACCGAGTCATGACACAATTATAGGGTGTAAAACCTAAACAAAGAAATCCTGCTCAATGAGCAGGACTATAAATTACATTTAAGCTTCTGATTCAGGTCTCTTCACTTGAAGAGGAGGAGGGATTAGCCAACCTTTTTCCTTGCTGATTTCAAGGATCTTAACTCCCAAAGCTGCTGTAGTGAGATGGTATTTAGCGAATAAAGCACCAACATCCACTCTAATTGATTGACCCATAGCTTGGCTACAAGCAACCAGCCCAATAGCAGCATCTGCGCCAATTTTAGCAGCTATTTCAGGATCAGTAAATCTTGCGCCAGCAGGGATATCTTCAAGTTTTACTGGTGGTCTTTCAGGCATGATTGGTGCGGGAGCAATTCCGTTTTCAGTAAGTAGTTTATCAAATTCTTTAATCTCTAGGTTTGCTTGATCAATAAGATCATTAAGTATTTTTTTAAGGTCCTTGTCACCAGCGTGGTTTAAAAATGCTTGGTAGCATGATACAGCTCCTCTGGCAACCACAGAGCCACTCCATACACTAAAAATTTCACCATAATGCAATGGTTCATCTTTCGGATTGCCGTTTAAAATACCCATTATTTTAGCTCCTTCAATTCATAATTTTCAACGTAGTTATTATGTCCAAGAAAATAATTTTAATGTAAGACTGATAGTGTTACCCGAATAACCTAGCCAAAAGGTCCGTATTAGGAAATTGAAATCGGGATTGAGGTATAGCCTCTCCCAACCTAAGGAGGATGAACGGTAATGGCACGAGACGATAATAAAGTTCTAATACAAGTTAAGCATCAAATTCACCCTGAGTGGGGCATAGGAAATTGCTACGACGGTATGCCACAAACAGATATGGCTCTAATAGCATTTGAAAACATAGATAACGAACCCGTTTGAGAAAGTGGTATCCCTGAATCACCTAGAAGGAGCTAATCCAAGAGAGCCGTAGACCACGATAGGTGATGACTCTACAAGCGGGGTAGGCTCTCCTACACCACTTGTACTATGTATTACAAATATTTAGGTAGACTGGGAGGGAAGAAATGAAAACTGAAGGATATAAAAATATAACTTTGGGCCAACTTGATGGAATTAGATTAATGAGAGAAAAATGCAAAACGGTAGGGGACTTCAAAAGACTTGGACGAGAGATAGCAGAAAAATATGGACTAACAGATCGGGAAGCAATTGATCTACTAAATAATCGATCGTAAGGATTAATGCATAGTCACAAAGCAAAGACCCCCATTACCTGGCCGGGCGCGGGGGTCAATCAGTAATTGTTACCTCTCATGAATTATAACACATGAGGGGATGAGGGGAATGGGAGCTCAACAATTATCATTCGATATCCACCGGATCGACGAGGAAGCCACTAGAGACGCTGTTGAAAAATATCTGCAGCAGGCTAGAGAATATATAGTTACAGAATATATCCCGGATGAACCAACTATGACGGCAGTATATAGCGACATGCCTCGAGGAAACACGGGTACCACAAGTGATCAGACAGGGAATATTGCGACTCGTAATGTGGATGAACCGGATCGAAGACGGAGGCATATTGAGCGTGCGGAGAAAGCAATTGGTCGCCTTGGGGGAAGGCAACAAAAGCTTATCCGTAATCGATACATGGATGATGACGATGTTTGGGATTATGATGTAGCGGAAAATTTAGGGTATAGCGATCGGCATTACCGTCGTATCAAGTCCGTGGCAATTTACCGTTTGGCAGGAATGCTTGGACTGGTTATGCTACAAGACGACTAGTAGAGAGAGTGTCCGCTTTTTGTCCGGTCTATGTCCGATCTTTGGACTTTTTACATGTTATATTTGTATTGTAGAAATAGGCGAGAATGACACGCACAGCTGCTTGAATGTAGCACTAAACTGGGGCGTAAATCTTCTCGCCTTTTCTATGCTTCATGTAGATTTTACTTTTAAATGATCTATCCTTGACAGGGAATAATGGATGATTTAATTCTTATCTTTTTTGTACTTCTCAAGGAATTTCCAAAACAACACTTTCACTTTTATTGCTTGATCTTCATCGGAGACATTCATTTCATTAAGACGACCAAAAAATTGAAGAAGATTAAATGTATTGTTGGAAGAAATTTCAGTAAACTTGTTAGAAAATTTATCAAATTCACGTTTACCAATAATACTGATTATCTCTTGCTGAACTCTATAAGCAAAAATATCATCAATTTTAGTTTTGTGTGCAATTTTTATTACACTAATTACCCAAGTTAAATGATCTTTAATGTCTTTAATTTCTTCTAAACTCCTAATAATTGGGTCAATTGTTTTCCCGCGATGAACAATCGTTATTGGTTTATCCATTATTAACGTTGCGGAAGTACCATCATTGTTAACTAAATCAAATGTTGGGTAAAAACCTACAGTTCTAGATTTGTCTTCACTATTAACCAAAGTGAATCCATAACTAAGCTTTCCGATACCATCAATAGTCAATTCTTCATCTGAAATAAAGTCTAATTTCATACTAGAGTGACTGATTCTAGGTAATGCTAAACGGAATGTCGTATCAAGCTGTTCAAGCGCCCATAGAGCGGTGTAATAAAGAACATGGTTATCAATCGGTTTATAGGCAGCTGTAGCGAAACAGCGAACTATTCTCTTCCCATCTTCAACTACTGTTCTTATTAGTATTGGATCGTTTGGATTAACCTCCTTAAACCAATAATTAAAATTATAAAGTAGTAGTTCTAGATGTTCTTCGGAATCATCTAATAGATATTTCGCGTATTGGATCATTTTAATAGGCGTAAACAAATGTCCTATTGCTTCTGATGTAGTTGTAAAGGTATCTGTAACTCCATCTAGTCCAATAATGAGTTGAGTAAAACCATTTTCATCTGTTTCAGTACCGATAATAGTAACTTCACTGTTTTTTTTGGTGTAATCTTCTTTTGTCCATGTTACTCGGGGTATTAAAAGATCAAATATATTTTTGATACCAGTGGTATTCAAGTACTCATCAAGTCCCGCGTACTCTTCACCAGAAAAATTATCGAAAATAGCTTGTTCAAACTCTTGACCCTTATCGAGTAATTGAATGATTTCACTTTTTTTAACTCTAGTGTCTTTTAACATAGAAACCTCCTAGAAAGGATTTTGAGTATGATTAGACAAGGTGATATTTTGGAATTGAAGGGCGGAAGAGCATATAAAGTTCTTCTTGGTCACACTGATTCACTAATCGAGGGCAACCTTCTTGTGGTTGAACTAGATGAAGATAACAACAAGATCGGGGAACCCTTTGACTTTGAAATCAATGCATCAACTCCAATAATAGACATTATTAGATAAAGAGACTCCTTTCTACCTACTACTTTCGACATATTTCATGGGAAATCCTTCCTATATAATGGGCATCAATAGTCAAAGAAATAAGAGGGAGCTGAAGTGGTCAAGACGGACAGCATGTTTAGTGAAAGAGTAAGTAAACAAGAGAACCACAGGGGACCAGTGGCATAGAGTATCTATAACTGGTGTTGAGATGTTTGACTCCGATTTTAGCAACTTGTTAAAATGGTCTTGTCCTTCTTTGTAACAAAGTACGTACGCTTTAAAGCAAAGAGCAAAGCGCATTTGCTGCGGACGTTACGGACGCCATTCTTTAGTAATAATATTATCGATTATCGTAATGAAATCATGAAATAACGTACATATTCAGACGAAGTCGTTCCTTATGGGGCGGCTTTTTCTATTTTATAATTTAGGATTTTAGGAGGAATAGTGATGAAGAAGTTAAAGAGGCTTAAGGATCCACCGGTGTATAAGCAACCAGTTAAGTGCAAGGGATGCGATTGGGGTCGTTGGGATGGTATGAAGCAAGTATGTATGATGCCGCGTTGTATTAAGTGGTGGCGTAGGGTTTAGAAGGGAAAACCTTCCTAAATGTCGAAATGTGTTCAAATAAGGGAGGTTAAAATGGCATGAGTATCAATACACTTTCTCTAAATATTAGTCCCGATGCATGGATACAAACATTTGGAGGTTTTTTTGGAGGTCTACTTGCAGGTGGAATTGCAATTTATTTGTTTAAGAGACAGGTTAATCTTGAATTAAAAAGGAGTAGAGTTAATGAACTGCAAAACTTTTTAAAGAGTTATTATGTTTTAAATGAATGGTTTGTTCGAATTCTAAGTACAACTGAAAGACTTGCTGAGATAATGGAAACTGATACCTATAGTATTCATGATCGAATGGAAATTTTGCCTTATAATATTGAATCATTAAATACTTCTATATACCAATTAAACCAAATAAATGACGACTATATTCCTCAAGATATATACAAGGCGTACTTGGAGATGAAGTCGTTAATAACATTTTTTAAGAAGCAATGTGAAATTGATTTGAATAGATATCAAGAAGGCCATCTCAATGAGCCATTTAAAGGTACATATCGTACTAATTATAATTTGTTAAATCTATATAAAGAAGAGATTGAACGATATGCCAAGAATAATGAAGAAGAGCTAAAAAAGCATATGAAATAAAAAAAAGAGGGCACATTGTAAGATGCTTCTATATGCCAGCAATTGTCCTTCTGTGAGCCATTCTCAGCCCTTGTCATAGAGAACGTGCTTATGTGTGATGGGAGCGATATAAGGGCAAGGCGGGTATGATTCCGTTGGACTGTCGCTGAGTCTACGCCAAACCCAAGATGAAAAACCAACTCAACTCAAAATAATTCAGTATAGAGTTTTACATTTTTCCGAATACTTATTTAAAAAAGGAGGATTCGGATGAAAATTGGAGGAAGCTTAGGCCAAATATCTAACAAATTAAAAAGTGAAACTAAAAACTTAGAAAATAAGGGGAAGAAGATTTGGAATCAGACTTTGGATGATATTGAGGCTATTCTTGGACACACCTCAAATTGTCATGCCTCAATGGATCAAATTCGCATCATTGCGATGAAAAGGTACCTAGAGTACCAGACTACCAGCTTAAGAGTCATGTGGAATTCGAACTATATTACAAAAGAGGTTGTTAATGAGGTTTGGAAAATTGTATCCCCGAGATTGAAAAAAGGGGCGGATCCAAAGATATTTTATTTAAAGAACTATAATCGTCTTGAATCAGCCATCGAAATAGATCCTAATAATTTTGAGTTTGCTGATCAGAAACACCCTTGCTTGTTTGTGCACGGAATGGACTATGAGTCAGGTATTAATTCTGCCTATAATTTCTTTAAAGATTTTAATGGTCGAGTAAGCCTATTTAATCATCCAAAATATCAGAATCATGAGCTCTATTTAGTGAGTTACGATTCAAAAATTACTGATGAATATGAAACTATAATTAAGGCAGCTTTTGAGTCACTAATTGGAGTCAGTCAAGATGGTGATTCTGGACCACTAATTCAAGCAGTTTTGTGGAGAGAGTTAGAGGATAGAGCAAGAGAAACAGGAGATTATATAGTTCCATTTCTTAGAAAGTTATCTGAGCACAACAAACAAACGAATAATAAAGGCTTTGCTTTGAGTCATTCATTAGGGTGTTTTACTTTGGCCTCGGCTGGACAGATTTTTATCGAGGAGGATTCGAGCACACAACTATTTGCTTTATGGCTATGCATGGCAGCGGCTTTGCCGGCTAATGCTTTTTCGAGTTCAGGAGATTTCGAACTAGCTCCATTTATAGCGGGTCCTACTGATGATAAAGTTAAATATGGCACAAGCGTTTGGTATTCAAGATTGGATTATGTGCTAAATATAGCATACACATTAGCTACGGGGCATTTAGCTATGGGAGTAACTGGACCATTAGAAATTTCCAGGAATCATGTTTACCCAACGGATGTAACTGACATTGTTGGTGAGCAACATAACACTCATTACTTTCCGCGTTTAAAGAATACTCTGCGAAACATGTTTGAAATATGAGTGTTTAAATTCTCAAAACATTAATTTTTGAGGACGAGCCAAGTAGCTGGTCCTTTTTTTGTTGATATATAACCAATGGAGGTATTGAAATGAACATCAGATTCGTGCCAATAGATCAGATTAATGCAGCAGCTTACAACCCCCGGGTCGACCTTCAGCCCGGAGATCCAGAGTACGAGAAGCTTAAGCAATCTATTGAAGCATTCGGCTATATCGATCCGATCATCTGGAACGAGCGTACTGGAAATATGGTCGGCGGTCATCAGCGTTATAAGATCATGGTCAATGAACAGGGCCGTACAGAGTTGGCAGTGTCCGTCGTGGACTTGGACGATCAACAAGAGAAGCTTCTGAACATTGCATTAAATAAAGTCTCTGGTCGTTGGGATGATGAAGCGCTGGCCCGACTACTGGATGATCTGCAGGTGAGTGGAGCTGATGTATCTCTATCCGGATTTGAGTTTGAGGAAATAGAAGAGTTGATCAATAGCCTTCCTGGTACTCCTGATATACAGGAACCAGTAATTGAGGATGATTTCGACGTTCAAAAAGCTTTGGACAATATCAAAGAACCAGAAACGCAGCGGGGCGATGTATGGCAGCTTGGCCGGCATATCCTGATGTGTGGGGACTCTACTAGTGAGGAAGATGTTACGCGGCTGATGGACGGTAAGAAGGCGGCACTGGTTGTTACGGATCCACCTTACAATGTCGCAGTAGAAAGCAGTTCTGCTCGTTTATCAGCCGATGGTCGCGGCTCCATAATGAATGACGATATGCCTGCAGAGGAGTTTGCAGGCTTTTTGCATGCTGTCTTTGAACGTTATGCTACTGTCATGGACCCGACTGCAGCTATTTACATTTTCCATCCCTCATCATATCAGCGGGAGTTTGAAGATGCTATGAACGCTGCTGGCATTATCGCTCGCTGTCAGTGCATTTGGGTTAAGAATGCGGCCACCTTTGGATGGGCACAGTATCGATTCAAACATGAGCCAGTGTTTTATGCCCATCTTAAAGGCAAGGCTCCTGCTTGGTATGGGGATCGTTGTCAGACTACAGTATGGCGTTCTGGGTTACCAGGGGAGGAACCTGTACCTGATACGGTATGGGAGGTTTCAAAAGGTGACGTTAGTAAATACGTTCATCCTACACAGAAGCCATTGGAGCTTCTGGCCATTCCAATTAGAAATAGCAGTAAGCAAGGCGATGAGGTTCTAGATTTCTTTGGCGGTAGCGGATCCACTCTTATGACTTGTGATCAACTTGGCAGGACATGCCGGACAATGGAGCTTGATCCGATCTTCTGTGATGTCATTAAGAAGAGGTACCATGAATCTACAGGTGTTGAGCCTGTTCTTCTTTATCGTGTTAATTCCGTGGTTTAATAAAGATAGTTTTAGATTGGCTTATTGCTATCAGAAAGGAAAGTGGGATTATATATTTCTTGAATATGGTTTATACGATATATTTATACCATAAGAGATTCAAGGAGGATTCAGAATGCAGGCATTTATTTACCTTCCGGATAGTAAACGAGAACAATTAAAAAGATGTATTTCTGTTTTTGTTCAAACGTATATTGAAAAAATCTCACCTACATTTGACTATATTGATGAAGAAGCACAAGTACAGGCGTATAATCATTATTGTGAGTTAGATGAGTCTTCTAATTCTGAATATCTCGATCAACTTGATTTTGCTGAAGCAGCAAAGGAATACGGATATCAACATTGGGAAGGTATGGCGCTTATGCAATACAACACCAAACTTATGAGTATTTCTACGCTGTATCAATTCTGGGAACAACAAGTAAGAAAGCTAGTGTTCGAGGAACTAACTAGTCATCTCAAATTCACAATTGAAAAAGGAGGGAGTGTCGAATTCAAAACGTTTTGCACCCGTGGTATTGATGATATTAAAGAGATGTTTCTACAATGTGGTGTCGATATGAAGTTACTAAAATCCTGGGCTAAAATTGATGAACTGCGGTTACTACAAAACGTCATTAAACATGGTGATGGGAAGTCAGCATCAAATCTTGAAGAACTGCGACCAGATTACTTTCGCCATGTAGGCGGGACAAAGGCAATGGACCTGTATTTAAGCACACTGAATGAAAGGGTTCTCGATGTGAACGAAAATGAGATCTTCACCTACGGGGAAGCTCTTAAAGAATTTTGGGACGAGCTACCGGGAATGATGTACTTTAATCCCAACCTTTAAGGATCTTGAAATTATTGTGCTAGAGCTTAGCTAACGGGATAAAACAGCTCAAATACAGTCGCCTAATAAATGGCGGTTTTTCTTATACCCAAATTTAAAAGGAGGATGCGTTAACGTCCTCCCAATCATCCAGGGTATCCCCCGGTTGAGATAGCGGCGCGCCACGCGTGGCATTTTGCAGACATCCGCTATCTCGCATTCCATCATAACGGAAAGCTGAGGGATACGTAAATGGGAACACCAGATGAAAATAATTTAATGTTGCAGCATGAGCTTGAAGTCATGGCCGGAATCCTGGAATCAAAAGCACAGTATCGAAAGATTGTTAAAGCTGGAATAGCCAAGTGGGTAAAGGATTTTCAGGATGGACGGATTGAGTTTAAGACGGTCGATGACCTGAAGAAACTTATTGAAATAGATATCGAATTGCAGAAAGATGAGTTGTAATTCCTATTTTCGGGAGAATAATCTATTTAGGATTAATGCAGTCATAAAATAACAGGAATTTTAATGGTTTATGTCGAATTGGTATATCGATATAGATTATTTGTAAAGTTGGTGAGTCATTTGGAAAAAGAGCCCATACATTTATTCCTAGATACAACCCTTACGTATAGGGATCCATTCTTCAAGAAAAACTATAATTCTCAACTTATTCGCCTTTCCCAAATTCATGGATTTCCTCTTTTTATGTCAAAAGTTGTATATGATGAGACAAGGAATGGTTTTGAGAATAATGTAATAAAGCATATTAGTGGATTAGAAAAGGCTTTATCTGAATTAGAGATTTATTACCCATTGAAATTAAACACCGTAAAAATAAACTGTACTAAGGAAGACTTCATGAAGGAGTTTGATGAATTTTATGAAGATATAATCGAAAAAAAAATTCTTGAAATCATTGAATTTGATAACGATCTTTTACCTATTCTTGTGGAAAGGTCGATTAAGCGAGTTAAGCCTTTTAGTGAAAAGAAACAGGAGTTTAGGGATGCAATAACATGGCTTTCTTACGTCAAATATGCCGAGGATAAAGATCTATTTAATTGTTTTTTGATTACTCAAAATACATCTGATTTCTGTGATAATAAGATTAAAAATACTATTCATCCGGAACTGCTTAAGGATTCAACAAGATTTAGTCACTACGTAACTTCAGATGATATTCTCAAAAATGAACCGAAATTAGAGACATATACCGCTTCTGCAGATATAACTGAATGGCTTGCTACGAATGAAATTGATACAGACTTCATTCAAGACAAGTTCGAAAATGTCTTTGCAAAACAATTATTAGAGGAATTTATGAATTATGAAGAGAATCATTTTTTAGATAGTCTCATAAATATTGATTTGTTTGGTAGTATGGAAGTTAGAATTAACTCTGTAACACTAGCGGGAATTTCTGAAGAAATTACTACTACAATTGTGAAAGACCAGGTCGTTATCAATGGTGATGTTTTTGTAGATATTGAAGTATCTATCGATGAATCTGAAGATTATAGCAACCGTGTGTATACAATTGGTTCTGAAACTGCTCAAATGGTTTCCGCATTTATTTTTACGATGGGTAAAGATTTCGTTCATATAGAATCTCTGGAGTTTGACAATTTAAATATAATAGAACGGGCTGACTTTACTTTTATTTATGAAGACTACTTGAGCGAAGATTAACATTTCAGGATTATTAAATCAAAATTTATACTAGCTTAAGGGACGAGCCACAAGGCTTGTCCTTTTTTCATCGGGGGTGGTGACATGTAACATGGCCAGAGAAAGAAGTCCCGACCGGGACAAGGCAAAATTAATGTGGTTTGAGAGCAGCGGGACGATGAAGCTTAAAGACATCGCGGTTGCTCTTTCTGTTGGGGAAAGTAAGGTCCGGAAGTGGAAATCACTGGATCGATGGGAAGATGATCTCAAAGGGATCGCTCCACTTGAGACTAAAGGGAACGTTCCACATAAACGCGGTGCTCCCAAAGGGAACACAAACGCTATAGGTAATCGTGGAGGTGCTCCACCTGGTAATCAGAACGCAAAAGGGAATAAAGGTGGATCGGGTGGTCCATATCGAAACAAGAAGGCTCTCAAAACAGGGATGTATGAAACTATCTTTATGGATACTCTTGATGAAGAGGAACAGGAACTGTTGGAGCAGATTGATACCTCACCGATCGTTCAGGCTGAAGAACAATTATTGATGCTCTCCCTGCAGGAACGTCGCCACCTGAAGCGCATTAAGTTGCTAGAAGCAGGCATGACGGACGAAGAGTCTAGGATCAAAGAGGAGTTGCTTCAGCGCAAGGACAAGGTTCCTTATACGAATCCCAAAACAGGTAAAGAGTCCATTGTATCTCTTTTGACTGAAGGCATGAAGGTTACCGAGATTACCACAATTGTTGTATCTAAGCTGGATAAGATCCTGAAGCAAGAGGAAGCTCTCACGAAGACCCGAGATAAGAAGATAAGGGTTATCAACCTGATCACCAACCTGCAGCAGGAAAAGGAGAAGCTGGCGATTGCTAGGGAGCGGCTGGAGTTGGAGAAATTCAAAGTATACGGCTCTGATAAACCAGAAGGGGACGGTGAAGAAGATGACGATGATGGGGATGATTTAGGGTGGTAATCACACTTGCAAAGGAGCATCGGAAACGGATATCTCGTAAATTAAAGGACCGACCAGAGAAACTAGCCGAACTAAAGATGATCCTCACCCATTTCGAACAGTTTTGTTTTCGTATGCTGAAGATCAAAACGAAGACAGGGGAGATTGTCCCTTTTGAATTGAACGTAGCGCAAATCGAATTTGCAAATACAGTATTCAAGGACATTCTGGCTGGAAAACCTGTTCGGATCATTATTCTAAAGGCGCGGCAAATGGGATTCTCTACAGTGACGGAAGCAATCATTTATTACCTCACGTCACTTCAGGAAGCAAAGAACGCCTTTATTGTTGCTCAGGACTCCTACGCATCAGGGAACTTATATGATATGTTCCAACTCTATTTTGAGCGAGTGCCGGAAACGATTAAGCCAATGCATAAGCGGAACAATACGAAGCAACTAACCTTCGAGAATCCGTCAAAGAAGCCCTTTGAGCAGCGCCGTAATCCAGGACTTAAATCAAAGATCACGGTGCAGAGTGCAGAGAGTCGGGTCCTTGCACGATCAGGAACAATTCATTATTTACATGCTTCTGAGGTCGCGTTCTGGCCTGCTTCCAAGAAGAAGAAGCATTTGTTGTCCATCTTTGCTGCACTATCGAAAGAATCAGGGACGCTCGGTGTAGTTGAATCAACGGCCAACGGTATGGATGATTTTAAAAAGATGTGGGATGCTGCCATTGAGGGAGAGAATGATTTCACACCGCTGTTCTTCGCTTGGTTTGAGATGCCAGATTATAGGAAGCCAGTTCCTCCGGATTTTGATCTGACACACGAGGAGCAGGAATTAAAGAATAAGTATGATTTGGACGATGAGCAGATCCAGTGGCGCCGATTCACAATCCGAAACGATTGTAACGGTGACTCACGGTTGTTTAGGCAGGAGTATCCTTCTGATCCAATGGAGGCGTTCCTGTTATCTGGTGAGGGTATCTTTGATAACGAATTTATCCAGAAGCTCATTGATGCGTTGCTTTTACCGAGTCGATTGTATGAAATTGATGAGATCAAAGATAAAGTCATCCGTGCAGACTCAGGTGAGCTGCGCGTCTTTCGCATACCTGAAGAAGGTAAGCGATACATTATCGGCGCAGATACAGCTAAGGGTAAAGAGGGCGGTGACTACGACGTCGCTTATGTCATTGAGGAACGAACTGGGGAAATGTGTGCTGTTATTCGTGGTAAATGGGATACGGATTTATATGGTAAGAAACTTAATACCCTGGGACGTTATTATAATATGGCCTTGCTGGGTGTAGAGAATAACAACACAGGTGAATCCGTTCTTAATACGTTGTTCAACACCTGTCAATACCCATTACTGTTTATGTGTAAGAAGAAGGATCTAGGTTGGAACACCAATCCGGCTACACGCCCAGTGATGATCAGTGATTTCAAGGAAGCGATCCGGGATCAACTTTATCCCATCCATTGCCGTGAACTGTACAAGGAGTGCCTGACCTTCATCGATAAGAACGGAAAGCCCGAGGCAGACACAGGCTGTAATGATGACTGTATTATGGCATATTCCATATGTCTTCAGTTACGACAAGTCGCTGGCAAATGGTTTGACTGGTATGAGAAGAAAATGAGGAAGCAGTATGAGGAAGACTCCCAAGAGGAAGCGGGGTGGATATAGTAAATGAGTGATGAATCACAATGGTTTCAAATTTCAAAAGGGGATGAAAGACATATTCCTTCAAGCGCACAGCTACCCGATAGCTTTGAGAATCTTTATGATCGGCATGGGTTGCTGCCCTTCCCTTTGGGCAATGACCCTGCTTCCTGCAAACTGCTGGTGAAGAATAGCAATATTATCCCGCAATGCATCGAAGCATATAAGAGAAACATCGCGGGTTATGGAATTGCATTGGAGTATTTACCGGGTGAGAATGACGCGACAGCGATAGACGACTGGAATCGGGCAGAGAAGTTCCTTGAGACATGTAACCTTGAGGATTCTCCTGAGGAAATCATAGGGATGCTGATAGAAGACTTGGAGAGCTGTGGCATGGCAGATGTAGAAGTTGCATGGCCGCAAGGAAGTGAGTATCCAACGATTTACCGTATGAAGCCACAGTACATCAGGTGTACTACCGAGAGCAACGTATCGACTATCAAGCGAAAACGGCGTATCAAATCTACGAAGAAAATTGAGGAATTCTCCCAAAATATCTACGCAAGGCGTTATGCCATGAAGCGAGGGCAATCTGTTGTTTGGTTCCGCTTATTTGGTACCGAGGGAGAGGATAACCAAATTATCCCGTTACGTTTTGGAAATGATGGTCCCTACGGTGAACCGCGTTGGTTTGGAAATACACCGGGCGTGGTCGGTAGCCGTGAGGCAGAGGAGTTGAACGTCTCCTACTTTTCAAATGGTCGGATGCTGTCTATGATTCTGACTGTGACCAATGGTCGTTTAACAAAGCAATCAATGGAGCTATTAAAGAATGTTAAGGGCTCTCAATCGCAGGGTGGCATCCTGTACCTAGAAGCCAAAGGGGAAGAAACAGGTGGTCCGCTGGACGAGAAGGTTGAAAAGGTAGCTATCAAGCTGGACAAGCTTAACGACCTCCTTCAGCAGGATGCACTCTTTCTGGATTACGGAAAAGAGAAGAAGGCAGATATTCTTTCCTCTTTTCGTTTGCCACCTATTCTAGTTGGCCAGAGCTCCGACTATAATCGGGCAACGGCACAGGCTGCGCTGCGGTTTGCAGAGGAGCAGATATTTGAACCTTACCGTAAATGGATTATGGATGAAATTTTTAACAAGCGTCTGTTTCCGACTATTGGTATTTTTCGAGTAAAGGCAACTTTGCGGGGGCCACGCATTATCGATCCTGAAGATCGCAAGCAGCTACTCGACTTTATTGCTGACCGTGGTATCATGCTGGTTCGTGATCTTATTCCGATTGCTGAGGAAGTACTGGATACCACCGTTGATGAATCTAAGTACACCGAGGAATACCTAGATACTCCGATCGTTCAGATGATTAACAGTCAACCTGCCCTGATGACGAAGGACTCAGACACAGATGACATACAGGACCAAGTGGCAATGATCGCCAAGCGATTGCTGCGACAGAGCGATCAGGAAGCAGGCATCCATGTGTGAGACATGCTGGGAGTTAATAGCTAAAGCAGATGACACGGAATTTCTGGATAGCTTGGAATTAACCCATGCTGAACGTTCTGTGCTGGAAGAGCTATACAAGCAGGGCGAGGATCGTATTGTTGAGATTCTTGAGCTGCAGGGTAAGGAATTGCACGAAGCTATTTTAGAACTGAACGAGGAACTGCTGATTGATATTGGGGAGCTGGGCAAGGTATTGATATCCGTCCAGGCCGGTGATCTGTTCACCGTACAGTTTGAGCAGGCTATCTATGATGCATTCACACCGTTATTCCATTTAGCTGGAGAAACAGAATTGACGGTCCTTAATAATGACAAGAGCTGGTCCACAAAGAACAAGGCAGCATCCCGGTTCGCCTTGAAGCTGAAGAAACTGGTGCCGGATATGAATGGGACCAGTAAGGATGTTATGACCCGAGCTTTTCAGAAGGCAATTAAAGAAGGAAAGACGCCTTCAGAGAGAGCGGTATTAGTACAAGAGATCAGCGCCGCAGCCACCAAGGGGGAAGAGGGTCCTTTTAGCATGAAACGAGCTGTCACCGTTGCTCGTACAATGAGCACAGCCACAGCCAACGGTGGGAAGCTTGAGGGATGGAAGCAGTCAGAAGTTGTCACAGGTAAGAAATGGCGATCTTCAAAGGGAAGCAGAACCCGCAAAACTCATAGGAAAGCTGATGGCCAAGTCCAGCCGATCGACAAGCCCTTTAAGGTTGGGAAAAGCGATCTGATGTTTCCGGGTGATCCTTCAGGACGTGCAGAGGAAATCATTCAGTGTCGCTGTACGATGCAATCAGTGATGGATTAAGAGGAGGAACTGAATATGTTCAATTCAGCACGAAGGATTATGGATTCGTGTCTTTTTGCGCTTTCATTATTACTGAAGGGGGGTGAAAAACAGATATGACTTATAAACTGAAAGATGCCAAGATAACGCACATTTCCCTGGTAGACAAGGGAGCGAACGGTGTACCGTTTGCAATCATTAAGGCAGACAAAGCAAATGCAATTAACAAGCAAGTTCTCATCGCCAAGATCGACGATGACAAGCGTATTGTAAAGGGTACCGTATACCAGCCGGATTTAGTAGATGCTCATGATGATCAGATGGATGAGGTCGAGATCGAGAAAGCCGCACATCTCTTCATGGAGAAGCAGCACACCTACAACATCGATAAACAACATGACCTAGAAGCTGATAAGGGTTATGTTGTCGAGTCTTATGTCGCACCTTGTGACATGGTGCTGGGCGATCAAGCCATCGCAAAAGGCTCTTGGATCGCAGCTGTAAAAGTGACAGATGACGACACTTGGGAAGACATCAAGAAAGGTGAGATTACTGGCTTTAGCATGTGGGGTGTTGGAAAGCGTGAAGAGGTCGAGGAACAAGAGGAGGTATCTAAGGGACTCTTGAGTAGAATTGCAAAGGCGTTAGGTCTGATTGAAAAGGGCGCTGTGGCAGACAAATATAATAAGAATCGAAAGAACCGAGAATTTTGGGCAGCACAAGACGCCTTGAACTCGGTTCTTTTTCGTTGGGACCAATGGGAGAACGGCATTGAATCTGATACTGAGATCATCCGGGAAGCCTTACAGGATTTTGTTGAGATCGCTCAAGCAGTTCTGATTCAGGAAGACATTGTGAAAGCTATCGGCAAACCGTCTGAACAGATCGCCAAAGCAGGAAAGAAGATTTCTTCAGGCAACCTGAAACATGTGGATGATGCTATTACTGCACTAACTGCACTTAAAAATAATACGGCTCCTGTAGAGCCAAAGGAGGAAGACGATTTGAAAGCAGAGGATATTGCAAAGGCCGTAACGGCTGCCATGGCTCCGATCGCTAAGCAAGTTGAAGGTTTGACTGCTGAGATTGCGGAGCTGAAGAAAGAGGATGGTATGGAGGGGCAGCCTACTGGTACCGAACCGTCAGTTGAACAAAATGATCTAAGCGATGCTATCACCAAGGCACTCGCACCGCTCACGGAGCAAATGCAAACGTTGGCTACTGATGTGCAGCTAGTAAAGAATAGTCGAGGCGGTTCTGCTCAAGGTGGCGAACAAGAAATTAACAAGGCAGAAGGCGGCGTAAGCTTCGTCGGATTGCTCTAATCTAAGGGGGATAATATTCATGAGAACAAACGGTCAAATCGCTAATACCACAATTCAAAAGTCCACTATTGTAACATCGATGGATAACACAGCGCTCAATTATGAGCAAGTGGATGCTTTTACAGAAATGGCGTATGAATCAACTGATTTTCTTAAAGGGATTCGCCATATTAATAGACTGAGTTCTAAAGGTACGATTGACAAAATCGGCGTAACGGGTCGTAACTTGCGTGGAAAAAAAGAGAATGTCATGGCAATGAATGGCGCAGCTCCTTCTTTTCCACAAGTACCGTATGCTGTGGAACCAGTTGTTCTACCATTTGAAATCACCGAAGAATTCATTCGTCAGACGCAGCGTGTTCGTGGCCAAAATGCTGAGGATATTATCATGCGTTCCATGGCGAATAACTTTGGTGATAATATGCAGGATATCGGTTTCAACGGAGATATCGCTACTATAAGTACTGATCCAGATTATGAATTTCTGAAGATTAATGACGGTTGGTTGAAGCTTGCACGTAAAACAGGTAACTTCCTCGACTTCAAAACTATGACAGCTACTCAAAAGAAAGGGGTCCTGTTTGAAGTTGAGCGTGCTATTGCAACGCGCTTTCGATCTGGTGGTGTGTTTAAATACTTCATGCACCCTAATACCTTCTCGAAACGTCTTCAGAAACTTGCAGAGATGGATACTAGCGCATCGATCCAGCTTCAAATTACTGGCGGTGTTAAGAAGGTCAATGCATATGATGTGGAGGAAGTTCCTCATATGCCTGAAGGTGCGATTCTGTTCACGTATCAGCAGAACTTCGCTATGGTGCATACCTATGACATGCAGATTCGCAAGACTACTGAAGGTAAAGATGCGATCTATGCTGATAAGCGGTTCTATGCCATTCACACTGATTTTGATTCTATTTTTGAAGAACCTAGTGCAGTTGCTTACGTGGAAGGGGTGGAATTTTAATGGCATACGTTACGTATAGGGGGACCAACGCGTCCCTTACCCTGCATGGCATCAGGTTTGAACCGAGGGTGTCGGTGCTTATTGAAAGTGAATCAGTTTTGAAGAAGTTACGAGACCAATCAGACTTTGAGATACGTGAGGAAAAGGTCGTTCCACTGGAGGACCTGACACCTGTCCAACTTAAAGATAAGGCGAAGGCATTGGAAGTAGAGGGTTTTAGTGATATGAAGAAGCCTGAACTGATTAAGGCGCTAACCGCGCTAGAAGGAAAGGGACAGTCCGATGCTAACACCGACGATCCTCCAACTACGTAGTCGTGTGAGTGCAGTCCAGGAAGCCTTGCCTGAACTGTTGGAGCAGTACATTGATGACGCGCAGACTAGGATAGAATTATACTTGCCTGTTAAATTTCCTGAAACGGTAGATAAGCAGCTCATGTTGGCCTGGGTAAGGCTAGCAGAGTCGCTAGCGCTTCAAGATAGTGAGGAGTATCTTGCATCAGTAGCGAGGGGATATTCTTCAGAAAGTGATGGAGCATGGACCTATACGAGGCAAGCAGTAGCGGGTAAGACCACAGGCAACGCTGATGTAGATAATATTCTCTTCCTGTGGATTCAGAAGCAGGAGCAGGCCGATGACGGAAACGTTACGGCCTATTTGCTATGAACCATCGCTTCCATACACCGTTGGCACTGTACCGGGTAACTAGGAAGAAGGATGGCGACGACCTGTTCAGTGATCGGAAGTCCGGCAAGGTAGGGGATCATAAGTGCTTTGTCATTAAGACTGAAACGTCCGAGAAGACGGATGAAAAGCCTGTATTGTATATCATAAAGAAGACGATAGGCTTACCTAAATCAGCCGATGTGAAGCTTAGTGATGAGATACATCTACTAGGTCGTCGCTACTTAGTTATTGATGCGATTCCCCGGCGATATTGGAGAGAGATCCTTGTTACATGTGAGGTGAAGGGCAGTGAACATTCATGATTTCGACGGCTTGGCCCGTAAGTTTAAAAAGCTGAGCGATGAAGGAGTGAGTGAGATCCTCCGTAATATTGCTGAAGCTGTGGGGGAGACACTATTAAACTTAGTCATTGACGAGATCGATAAGCAGGATCTTATTAATACGGGTTTGATGTGGAACTCGTTCACGCGTGGCGAAGACGGAAATGTATGGGAATGGGATGTGGATCGTAATGCAATCACACTTGAAGTTGGTTCTAATTTGGGAACCCGAAGCAATGATCCAAGCAAAGCGGGATATCCACGGTTGATTAATGATGGATATACAATTCACAAGGCCCACTTTGTACCTGGTTACTGGGATAGTGTAGGAGCATTCATTTATGATCCAAACGCTAAAGGCGGCTTTATGGCAAAACCAAGAACATTTATTGGTCGGCATTATTTTGACATTGCCATCAAGCAGTTGGAAGGCGGAATGAATGCTTTAATCCAGAAGCGTTTGGAAAAGGAATTGGAGAGGATGCTGTCATGATGGATGTTGGGCTTAAAGCGTGGGCTGAGATCGTGCAGCAGGTTTATCCTGAGCTTCCGATTCTTCGGGATCGATCGTTATGGCAAGCTGGACAGTTTGAGCGACCAAGCGTATTTGTGGAAACTGATCTGGTTTCAGACAAAGTGCATACACCGATGGCAGACCGGATTATTGAGGATGTGGGACTGGTCTTCCATTTTGATATGGAACGGATAGGAGAAGAGGATCAAGGGGAGCCGATTCCGTTGGACCTGGCTCCTTTCTTCTTATTCCTTCGGCAACGTAGATTCTGCGTAGCATCAAAGCGCTTCGGGATCATGATGGTGATAGAGGCACCACGTACGCGTGAGCTGAAGGATCGGACAGAGGTTACTTTCCGGTATTCTTATTTGCTACACGTTCCTAAGCTACTGATCAAAGACGATGGGCAGCCGGTGGAAAAAATCAACGATTTCTATATCGATGAAGGGGAGTACAAGCTATGAGTGTTAAAAAAACAGTCCGAGAGCCTGTAGATGTTTCGAATGATCTGAACAAACGAACCAAGCAGGAATGGATTGAGGGCGCAGTGGTATTGAAGCGGGAACGCTTTGAAATCGCGGGCGCTCTTTTTGATTGTAAAACTGATGCCCTGTTATCAAGGCAAGAAGTTAATCAAAAGCTGGAAGCATACTTGCGTCCAGTAACGAAGGAGGAAACAGTGAATGTCGATACAAAGGAATAGAGCAGGTGCCTACGTTGAGCTAATCGCACTAGCAAAGGCTCGCATTATCCCGGTTACGGGTCGTGTGCTGATCCCTTATCAAGCCGAGTGGGGGGCGCCTAACCAAGCAATTGATATGGCGGATACTTCTGAACGACTAAAGGAATCGGGCTTGCTTGTGGACGAATTAGAGCTTGCTGCAGAGAGTGGGGCAACGGTGGTCGGCTACCGCGTCACCAACGAGCAAGAAAAGCCAGCTCTTTATGCTGTGCCTGATAGCTACACCATTGAGGCACGTTATCCAGGGACGCGCGGTAATGACTTTGAATTTATGGTACGGACAGCATTGGTAGATGTTTTAAAGAAAGAGATCGTGATCCGAGATAGCCAAGGGACCTATGATACGGAGACATACCTGGTTGCTGACAAAGCTGAAGCGATTGAAATACTGAAGAAGTCGGCAATGGTCCGTTTGAAAAATACAGGAGTAACTGCACTGGCTGACTTGGCTTATACAAAATTAGCTGGTGGTATCACGGGGACGGCTACGATGACTGCATCCGATTGGAGTCGGATCTTTAACCGGATTGATGGCCTAACCTTTGATGTATTCTATCTGCCATCCACTGACAAAGCTGTCCAAGTAGCTTGCAAACAATGGCTGTTGGATCGCCGCATAAAGGCACGTAAACTCGCACAGTTGGTTGTTGCAGGGGAAGCGTCTAAGGATGGTGATATTGAGTCGCACAATGAACGTAGTCGTGCGATGAATGCACGTTACATCATTAACTGTACTTTAGCTGGTGAACACCTCAATGGTAAAACTTATAGTTCAGTTGAATGGGCTGCTTGGGTGGCAGGGTTGGCCGCTGGTACTCCTGCGAACAAATCATTTACAGGTGTAAAGGTGCCTATGAAGCTAGCAAAGGTGGACTGGAGCCATAGCGAAGTGATTAAGGGATTGGCTGAAGGTACGCTAATGGCTACCCGTGACGGTTACGACTATATCATTGAATCAGCAATTAATACGCTGACCACACTTGGAACGGGAGAGCGTGAGGACTTCGGAAAGATCAGAGTGTCTATGACGATTGACCAAGTGCTTAATGATATTTATGCAACTGCCAAAAAGCAAAAGGCAAAGCTAGACAACGATAAAGATGGCCGTGGAATGTTTATTGCTGCCGTTCTTGAGTACCTTAAAATCCGCGGACAGCAAAAGGCGATTGCTGATAACTTCACATTTACAGAAGACGGTTCAAAAACGAGCGACTTCGATTATGCTTTCTTCAAAGTGTTTGCAAAACCACTGGACGCTATCGAAGCATTCTATATCACTTGGGAGGTGGCGTAATCAATGGAACGCGAACTGATTGGCCGTAACCTGTCTGTTCAGGACGACAACGGTGATGATATCCAAACGATTAAGGAGATCGAGGTTTTATTGAAGCCGGAGAACCTTGATATTGTTAGAGCACGCCGTATGACGAAGACAAAACAGCTCACAGGTTATGAGATTACCGTTAAGTTGGTCATGTCAAAGCTGGAATCACGCCTGCGCTATAGGTTGTTGGAAGACTTCAAAGCAGGTAAGACATTGTTCTTGCCCCGAATTACGGGTGCCCTCGAAGATAAGATGACAGGGAATACTGAGCGAGTGTTGATCACAGGTATTCACATCCATGACGAGATGGACATCATGGTTGCAAAGATAGATGACAATAACGGTATCGATATTACATTGTCGGGGACCGCGACAGATTATGATTTCGTGAAACAATTTCCGGATTATATGGCATAGGAGGACGGATACTCGTCCTCTTCTTTATTTTCTTTGTCCCAAATAAATTACACCTATTAGGAGGAATTATTAATGAGTAACCAAGACAAATTGCAAAAGTATCTGGAAAAAGGAAAGGCTGGCCGTAAGGATGACATTATTACGGTGTCTGCTGATGGTGATGATTGGGCTGTACGCCGCCTAACGACGATGGAGGTTCGTCGTGCTTACGAATTATCGTACGATGACAACGGTAACGTAAAAGAATCACACAACGAGATTGACGTAATGATCGTCAAGGCTACGGAACATGATTTTGATTGGAATAATGTTGATCTGTTGAAGTCGTTTAACTGTACAAGCAAATTTGAGCTGCCACCTCGTTTGTTAGAAAATCCAAATGATTATTCAGCCCTTAGTCAAGCAGTTCGTAATTTTCAAGAAACGAAGGATGTGTTGATTAAAGAAGCAAAAAAATCATCAAGCAAGACGGAGAAGCAAGTTGGGTAGCTTCCTTTTGGATTAACCAGAAGCGACTACCCTCAGAAATATTGCCGTATGAAGTTGATAAGCAGCGGCAGTATTATTTCTGTCTTGCCGCAGGGATGATCGCAGAAGAAGAGGCGAAGCGGCTGGCTAAGAAATAGAAGGAAGGAGGTGAAAGACAATAGCAGCTACATCAAAAGTGACGGTTCCGTTCGAAGCCCAGGATTTTATTTCTGGTGCTGTTAGGAATATACGCAAAGTACTGCGCGGTGCTACCGATGATCTGTTAGATTTCCGACGCGCATCCGGACAGATGGGGGATGATTTGGTCTCTAACCTCAGACGATCTCGGAGCGCTGCAGATGACCTGGGAAGTCGGATTAGTAATGCATCGGACGAAACACGTAGGTTGGGAAGGGCAAATGTTGATGATTTATTCCGGCGCGCTCGGAGCGGAGCAGACGATCTAAGGCGTTCTGCGTCACGGGCAGATGCGGAAATAAGAGGGATGAGTGACTCCCGTGTGCATATTCGTGCAAAGGATGATGTTAGTCCAGTATTGGATACCATTTCATCTAAGATAGCAACTATTACTGCAACAGCAGGTGCCATGCTGCTGGGCGGTGGGCTTAAAGATGCCATGTTTAGCAATGTGATGGAATATAATTCCGAGGCTGCTAGGAGTGCTCCCTTTTTGCCAGAGAATTTTCGTCAACCAGGATTGGCTAAAATGGAAGATCTAGTGAAACAAGGTATCATTCCGAATAAAACTGAGGGAGCAACATTACTAGCCGATGCCTCTCCATTAATGAAGGATAAGAATCAAGTAGCCAGTTTGGCTGAAGAAGTTGCTAAGTCGATGTACATCCGTCCCGACTCAGGTAAAGAAGAAAACTTACGAGCAATTTCTCAAGTGTCTAAAGTCTTTGGAGAGAGTCCTTCCAAAGCCAATGATAGTATTAACTACGCTTATAAAATGGTAGGCGATCCTCAGCAGGACGTGAATGATACGTTCTGGGAATATAGTGGTTATTTCAAGAATGCGGGCAGCAGTTCTGCTCAAATGGCTAACTTCTTGGGTCAGAGTCTAGAACAAGGGGCATTTAATTTTGATAAGCCAGCTGACTTTTTTAAAGAAACTTTTGGGGTCAAAGCTTTGAATACTGGGGATATGGAAACATACTTTAAGTTGCGTGGATCTGGAAAGGATGAAGCAGCAAGGCAAGCTAGCGACTTCACGACCGATATTAATTCTGGAGACACACAGCGGAGTCAGGGTGCAATAGCTGCATTAGTCGCGGATTTTGCCAGCCAAACAAGAAGTGAATTAAAAGCATCGTTGGTATCCTTAGGATCAGCAGCAGCAGAGGATAATGCAGATGCTATATTGAAGACGTATGCAGTTCCATTCCAAAAGGCCCCTGACGTTACAGGCACAACTGATCAATTACTTAAAACTCAGCAAGATGCTAATCCTATGATTGATATGATCAGAACTAGGAATGAAATAAACTTACAAATGCAAGACATTGGTGCGAACCTATCTACTGCTGTCCTCCCGGCGCTTAAGGAATTTAATGATCTGCTGACTGAAAATAAGGACGACATACAGGCGATAAGCTCCAATGTTGTAGGTTTTGTTAGCGGGTTAACTAGCATTTATAGTGAACACTTTACTGCAATTAATACAGGTTTGCTTCTTATCGGTGGCAGTATCGCTACTATTAAGGGGACTAAATTTGTCAAAGGACTCGTAGACGATACGATTGCTGGGAGCAAGAAAGCCCGCGGTTGGCTCAGCTGGGGCAAGACAGCAAAGAATTCTACTCCTACCGAAGAAGTTGGCACGCCTACAAAAAAACGGTTCTCTCTTCAAAGAGGTGGCATTGGTGGTAACGGTGGAGGAGTGAGGGGGCTAGGCTCAGCATCCCCAATGACCATTAATGCCAGTGTGGTATATCTGAACGAGGCTGGTGGTGGTCTTGGCGGGAATGGTAGAAATAAAAAACGTCGAGGAGGTCGAGGAAGCAAACGAGGTGGACGTGGGCTAGGGCTAAACAGTAAAGGAACAAATAATCGTAATACTCTGGGTGGCCGCAATAAGGACGCCATAGGTGCGCGACGTGGTACTGGAACAACAAGAGCACCAAACTTACCTGATGTTGATGTAGCCCCAGCAAAGGCGCGGGTTACTTACCGAAGTCCAACACGGCTAAATAGCCCCTCATCAATTCCAGATGTAATCCCTGATGCACCTAAAGGTGGCATGATTAAGGGATTATTTAAAGGTGGAAAAAAGGCACTTAAGGCGGCGGGGATTGTTGGTACTGTGGCAGGGATTGGATTTGGTGGCTATGACCTATACCAGGCAACAAAAAAAGATGGTATTAGATCGGCCATATCTTCAACAGGTGGTTCCATGCTGGGTGGCACTGCCGGAGGTATCGTCGGAGGAGTGGTCGGTTCACTAGCTGGTCCCATCGGTACGGCTGTCGGTGCGGCTGCTGGAGGATGGGTCGGTGAAAAACTTGGTTCAATGGCCGATAATGCCGGATGGACCAAAAAAGCTGTAGACGGTATCTATTCCATCGGTGACTGGATCACAGGTAAGAAAAAAGAAACACCTGCAGCGGCTCCAGTCGCACCACCTGAATCCAAGGTTACTTTCGGAAATATGACGCCTGAGAAAACTATAAAACTTCAAAAGGCCTTCGAGTCGTTTCGTTCGGACGTATCGAAGAATGGCTTAAAGCAGTCTTTGAGTAATGCAATGGATCAGAACGGTGTCACCCAGACAGTGGACAAGATAAAAGACCGCTTTGTTGGAATGTTAAAGAGTACAGATTCGAAAAAAGCTCAGGACAACATTCGCGCCGTCGGTACAGTATCTCAGAAAGCAGGAGTCCAAACAAAGCAGCTTGGACAAACAGCTAAGAGCAGCACGCAGGAGATCGTGCAGGGAGCAGGTCAGGCTGGGAAGAGCTTTGGAGGAATCAGTTCTGCTGCAAAGTCTGCGGTAAGCGAGACACGGTCGCATTTGATGGGGTTACAGAATATCAGTAGCCAAGGTAGCAGTTGGGGAAGTAATTTAATTTCTATGATGACATCCGGAATACGAAGTAAATTCCCATCATTATCTGCGGCCGTTTCCGATGCTGCAGGAGTCATTAAGAATTTTCTTGGTTTCCACTCGCCGACCAAAGAAGGTCCAGCAAGCAATTCTGACAAATGGGCAGGCAACTTTGTTTCAATGTTCGCAGGTGGGTTGAAGTCGGATTCCATACGACAAAAGATGACTTCGATTGCTGGAACATTGCGTAGTGGTGTCCAAGGTATTCAGGGACCACAGTATGGGAGCATGGTTGGTAGTGGCGTTCCCATTGCCCAAACACTTAATCAGGCATCCCCTGCAACACCTAAAGCTGTCACCATTCAGAACATTAACATCGACTTTGGAGAGCTAGCGAAAGGAATTACAGACTTTGCTCAATTTGCCAAGATGATGACTAGCCCTCAAGGTCGGGCATTGATTCGTCAAGTATTTGGTGAAGAATTGTACAAAGTTCTGGAGAATGGAGGGTAAGCCATGTTGGCATTATCTCAAGGGAAAATCCGTCTTACGTTCCCGATTACCCCAGCAGAAATTCAGATTACATCGGGTAATGAGGTTGAGGTATTTACCGTTATTACCGGACAGGAGCGTACAGGTAAACCCGTTTCCAAAGTGAATCGGGTTTCTTTTTCGAGCATTTTACCACGGCAATGGGAGAACATTTGGGAGAAAGATAGTAAGCAAACCGTCACCTATAAGACCCCAGAGACAACGTGGAATCTGTTGGAACAATGGAAGGCAAAGCCGGTTGTACTTAATTTCGAAAACTTGTTCAGTCAGACGATGATCATTGAAAATATGGAGAAAACCTATAAAGACGGACAGGGTAATCTTCATGTTACCTTTTCATTTGTCGAGAATAAGCCAGTAAAAATCGTGTCCTACTCCAACACAAAGCAACTGCTTAAACCTGGTGTAATAATAACTAAATCATCAAAGAGTCGACCAAACACGACTGGGAAAAAGGATGCGAAGAATAAGAAGAAGACAAGCGAAAAAGCCAAAAAGGCCAAGGATAAAAGTAAAAAGGCTAAGGACAAGGCTAAAGATAACGCGAAGGGCTCTTTCGATTACTCGAACCAAAAGAGCCGCATATCCAGTAAAAATGCTAGCGTTAAAGGGAAGTGATTGGTGTGGATGGTTTCACAGTTTTGTATGGGAAAGATAACACTCGCCACGTCTTAACGGATGCGGTTGATGAGCTGTCTTGGTCTTCTGGCAGGGATGAAATCGCCCGCAGCGCGACGGTGCGGTTACGCAATGCCACGGGCATGAGGGTCGCTGGTATGTTGATGTGCTTTTCGCAGCAAATTAAAGGTCCACTAACGAACGCAAAGAATCAATTTTTCCATGGCCCGATCATTAAATATGAGGAAAATGAATTTACAAATGCTTGGGAAATTGAGACTCGTGAAATTGGCTGGTATCTAGCGAAGAACAAAGGCACGCGTCCATATCTGAAGGGAGAGGCTGGGGCAGAGCTGCAGCGTTATATCAAAACTACAGGTGTAGACTTCCGTTGCCCGAAGCTGGGCTTTAATCTTGATGAACGCTATGGCACGATGTATCATTCCGATTTGATCTTGGATGTGCTGCAAAAGGCATATGAGCGTAGCGGCTACCGATACCATGTGGATGTGGTACGGACAGACCAGAGTTTCTATCTGGAGGTAAAAAGGGAGGGGACCAATAGCCGGGTCCCTATTTTTATTCCCGATCAGATGGAGTCTAGCACAGCAGGTTATTCCATAGAGGATACGTACACGGTCGTGACAGCTGAGAAGTACAAGGACGACAAGCTAGCCTCTTCAGTGACTAAGACTAATGCGGGTGCAGTGAAGTCGATGGGAAGGATGGAGGAAATCATTGAGGTGGAGGAGGACGAGACTCCGGCAACGGTCGCAGCTCAGCGACTAAAGGCTTTATCTGTTCCCAAGCAGATCAAAAAAATCACCGTAAAACATGAGGACCACACACTTTCCGGATTAAGAGCTGGTTGGTTAGTACTGATCAAGACCGATCATGTATCTAAATGGATTGTGGAGAGTGCAGAATCTAGTTTCAGCAACGGCATGTACACGGTGCAGTTGGTACTTGAAAGGAGGGAAGCCTAGTGCTGAACGATGCTTTGAAGCTGTTGAGAAATAAAATGTCAGACCACATCGATGCGAAGGATACAGAACGAGCCACACTGTTGAATTGGCCTGTCGCGAGACTTGAAGTGGACGGAGATCCGTATCCTTATGAAGAGGATAAACTGGTCTTTGCAGATTACCTGCAGGAAAGACGTACTGAAGTGATTTTTGAGGTTGAGGAGCCATCGGTTTCTGTACTGAAGGGCGTTCTGGTCACACCAAGCCCTCTGCAGGTTGGTGATCGATTGATTGTGTCTCGCATGACCGGACAGCGCTACTATGTGCTTGGAAAGGATGTGGCAGGTGGTGGCTGATGGAGGTTTTTTTCCTGAACTAGACTTGTCTGAGGTAGATCAGATTGAGTCCACTGAGTCTGTGCGATCTGAAACCAAGTGGACCTATGTTATCGATTGGCGAAACCGCCGCCTTGAACTCACTGATAGTGGACATCCAAGAAAGACCCAAACTTATGGGGAATACCTGGTACAGACAGCAATGAAAATACTTAATACTGAACGTTTCCAATATGTCGTATACGGAGAGGATATTGGCGTTGAAAAATCGGAGTGGCCAGGATGGGAAGACATTGAAATCAAACGTGATATTGAAGAGGCATTGACCGCTCATACGGAAATTGAACAGGCAGAGGTATTGTCCATGCAGCGAGTAGGCAGAGACATGTACCTGCAGATCTCATTGACTGGCCTAGTGGGAACTGCGTTGTTGGAGGAGGAGATTAGACTATGAATTTGAAATTAGCGGATCTGCCGGTTCTCCCACCGATGGCAATATTAGAAGAAACACCTGAGGATATTTACCGTCGTTGGGTGAATAGGGCCATCACACTGGCAAATGACAGAGGTCTACCTCCTCCGCCCACGGATGATGCTGAATTCTTCTATGACCTATGGTATCCCATCGCTCAAGAGATATCTGAGCAACAGGAGCTCTTAACCTATGCCTTCATTCAAGCGTTCCCCATTTGGGCGGATAGCGAGTTTTTGGACGGTCATGGGTGGTCGGATGGACTACCACGTAAATTGGGAGAAGATGACGACACATATCGACTGCGGCAACTTGATCGTGCCTTTACTGAGGAGGGAAGTGGCCGTAAGAAGGACTATGAAGCATGGGCCATGGAAATAGAAGGTGTTGGCGGAGCCATGGCACGGGAGAAAGAGCGGCATGATACTTCTATTGATTTGTATCTTACGGATCTGAATAGCCAGCCGATTACAGAAGCATTCGCGGAGACGGTTAAAGTTTGGATGTGGGATGAACGGCGAATTGCGGGACATGACCTGCAGGTACATCCGGCACAGGTGTTTACGCTACGCATCGAGGCGAAGTTGGATACCGCAATTGATCGGGCTGAGTTGGTTGATCTCATACACAAACGCATCCTGGATTATGCTATTGGTCGTAGCAAGTTAATCTACAACTATATGGCTGCGCTGCTACTTGTCAAAAGCGTTGAAAACTACAGCAGCTTCAAGATGAACGGTATGACTGAGGATGTTGAAGTACCAAGCACGTCAGTACTGAAGCTTGAGGTGATCCTTACATGATACCTTTACGATATCGGGAGATGTTGCCACCGTACATGTATGAAATCGACATGGTAGAGCGGCACTTTATGGTTATGGAACAGGAAATAGATGACCGAGAAAAAAAGATTGACGACTTGGGTGACCAATTTATTTTGCAACGTGCTACCTGGGCATTATCTATGTGGGAATGGATATATTTTAGGCAAGAGAAGAATGGAACTTTGGATCATCGCCGGGAGGAAATACGCCGGAAGAGATGGGCAAAGAGGCCCTTTACGTTGCCAACGCTTCGGCTGATCGGCAACAAGTATGGCAAGCTTCTTAATGTGATCGAAGACTTTCAGGAAAAGGAGATCCGCTTTGAATTTGCTGCAGGGGAAAAAATAGACCTGGCTGCATTGGAGGCGGATTTTGAATATATCCGGCCCGTGCATATCCTACGATCGGTGCCGGTCGCCAAGACACCTGAGCAACCTATTATTATTCGTGGAGTCGGTTACGGCCATCAAGTGGACTTTCCGATCTGCGGTTTAGAGATCCCAGTCGAAGTAGGCGTAAGTGGTAAATTAACTAATCAGACGTTGACTGTTGGTAGCAGTAGAATCTACCACGGCGTGGATGGGCCGATAACTGGTTTTGAGTTACCAATAAAATAAGAAAGGATGATCTAAGCATGGCCGACCTTGTACAGCCGCGCTTGCTGGATTATATCTTGCAGGACATGAGCGCTCGTTTTGACCACGCGCTATTGAATATCGGGGGAGAGCTTATTCATTATCCGATACACAATACGATCTTCTCCAGCCAATCTGTCCGCAAATACGTTTACGTAACCGAAACGCAGGCTGTGGGGAAACAAATATTAGGATCATCCCTGATGGATAAGGATGGTAATACGTTAGCAAACCAAGGCCTTAATGTCATCAAAAACGATAAGGGCTTTTTAATTGGCTTTGAGATATCAGTACGATTGGAGGCGACAACGAATGTATAACAAACAAGTATGGAAAGATGAGATACCGGATTTGACTAAGCCGATTCTAGATACAAATGGGAAACAAAAGACTGATCCGCAGACAGGGAGACCGCTCTTTGAGCTTGTCCAAGAAGGGACACGGATTACTTCTACCCGTTTAAACAGTATGGAAACAGGGATCGGGGGTGCTCATGATTTAGTAGAGATGTTGGCAAAAGAACTTGGGGGAAACTTCGTAGCTTCATTCAACGGGGCAATAGGATTTGAATTTTCAACTAAGGATCTCACGGTTAGTTGGACATCAGGAATCGCATATGTTGGCGGTAGAAGATTTGAAGTGCTAGCGGGCAGCTTACCACTAAATCCGACACAGGGTCAATATTTGTATTTGGACTTAGACGGTAAGATAAAAAAGACAACATCGGAAGCAATTGCGGCAACTGCTCTTTTACTTTGGTATGTTGCCACTGATGCCAGCGGAGTTATTACCTCTACAGATAAACGAAGTACCATAAACATGGCTGAAATCCTTAAGAAAATTGAGAACATTACGGTTCCGTCCGCTTCATTGACAGTAAGTGGTATTACCATGTTATCCAATAAAACGGACGGCACAAGCCAAACAATAGCCGTCACAGAAAAGGCATTAAATGACGTTATGAAAGAGGCACAGGCGGGAAAGCAAGCTGGCAATGAGCGTAAAGCGGAAGTGGTTGCCGTGCTTGTTGCCAAAGGAATTGCGGCTACTATAAATGATACGTGGGATACCCTTATTGCTAAGATGGCAGCGATTGTTAAAGCAACTGGAAATGCAGTTCCGGCTGATTTGTTAGTAGGGAAAACAGCTACGAATGTGACAGGACCGATTGCGGGCGCAATGCCTAACAGAAGCGCTGAGAATAATCACCAGCCAGCTAACTCACAAGTTACCTATCCAGGAGATCGTATATTTTTAAGTCCTCCAAACGGGTGCTACGACGGATCGACATGGGTAACACATCCAGCCCCAACGCTACTACCACAAAACGTCCGTAGTGGTGTGGATATGTTAGGCGTTGTGGGAACACTGGTCGAGGGAACACCATTTGTTCGCGGGTATGTAGAACAAACACCCGGTACGAGAATAATCATACCATTCAATTCCCAAACTCAGAGTTTTAATATCAAAACAATCGCATTGTGGGTTAACGGGAACGAAGTCAACTATTTAGCATATTCAAGAATCGTTAGTGGTCGAGGCAGGGTGGTATACTTCGCTTTTGGCTGGAGTTCTGGCGATTTTTATGCAGATGTGTATAGCGATAGAGTTGAAATTACGGTGCCGATAAGCGGTGGTAGCGATGTAGGATGGCAATACTTGTTCCTAACAATTTAAAGGAGGTATATCAGTATGGTAGAGACTGGAAGCAAAGTTTTTTACGAAGTTGACACCGGAAACGTGTTGGTTACAACTCCGTCTCAAATAGCTCCTGATGGCGTCCATATCCACAGCGTTGACGAGCTTATACGGATTTACCCTGTACTGCGCGACCGGGACCAGGAATCGTTCGATGTTATCGAGTTGGAATATGGTCAATACGCTCAAGATTTTGCCGAATGTAACGGATACCGCGTGAATCCCGCCACACACGCGTTAGAATTTTCGTATCCCGATCCAAACGAACCAGAGAAACCGCCTGTTTATGTCAAGTCGTTGACTGATCAGGTAGCGGAATTAAAAGTACAAAATGGGGATTTAATGATAGCGATCGCTGAGGTGGCGGAAGCATCCGAAATAGAAAAAACAAATACGCAGTTGGCAATTGCAGAACTAGCCGAAGTTATCGCGGGAGGTGTTTAGGGATGGCGAAATTATATTACGATTTAATCAACAAAGGCTTGCGTACGATTGACGATGTTCCCGTAACTTGGAAATCCAAGACACAAACATTATTAGACGCAGACGTGACGGTTTAGGATGATAATACACAACATCAACAGCACCCAATGAGGTGTTTTTATTTTGCCCTTGGAGCCAATCCGAGGGCTATTCATATTTAATAGGGGGAATGGAAATGGAAAGATTGGATTTAACGTTAAAGTGGGGCATAGCTCTTTTAGGTTCAGCAGCGACTTACCTGTTAGGTGAATGGTCTGAACTGATATCGTTTTTTCTATTTGCGATTGTGATTGATTATGTAACCGGAATTTTAGCTTCATTAAAAGAAGGGAAAGGTCTTAGTAGTAGTGTTGGGTTTTGGGGGTTAGCTAAAAAGGGGCTTATGCTGCTTGTTGTGATTTTGGCACATCGTTTAGATGAGTTATTTGGTACAGATGTAATTATGATTGGTGCCATTTACTTTTATTTGGCGAATGAACTTATCTCGGTCACAGAGAATTATGGGCGGATGGGTTTGCCGTTACCGAATAAGATCAGAGATGTCATAGCTATTTTTAAACAAAAAGGGAGCGATCAATCATGA